GTATATGGCTATACCCACAGATCAGGTATTTAAAAGGGTTAGTGTACACTTACATATACACACATGTCCCCTCACACATTCCCTACCTCACCTTTGAACATCACTTTAAATGCTACACGTAAACCACTCCACATAAAACATATCACTTAAAGTACTTAGGTTATGTGGTACAATTGAATTGCAGGGCATTAGAGGTGCCTACAAGACGTGATCTCACATAAGGTGATACCTAGGGTGCACCAGATAACTGTAACAGCTTAGAGAAGGTTCTAGTGTGTTAGCAGATAACGAGTGGTAGTTAAGAGTGTGGCAGTTTAACTACACAATTAAAAATAGTACTTGACAAGTATTTAGATTAATGCAAAACTACGTCTAACAGACTCACTTAAAGTGATACAGTTAACTGTATATAGTTAAACTATAAAAACATAGTTAAGTGTAAATACAGTTAAATGTAAAAGATAGTTAAACTAAAAGACACTTAGAGTGTTACAGTTAAGTGAGTAACCTTTGAACTACATTTAACTGTATCGTAAGATAGACACTTGTACTAAGTTTTGTATACAATGAGATACAAATCTGTATCCTACTGAAAGTCCGAGTCTTCTAAGACGAGGGTGCAGTCAAACAAGAACAATAATAAAGATTGACAATGTCTGAAAAACAAGTAAAACTATCCGCAGAGCATAGCTCGAGGACTAAGCCTCTTGCTGTACCGAAACGGATTAAAAAGAAGATCCAGTTACGTGATGACTACGTACTGGAAGATTTCTATTCCGCAGTTAGGAATAACAGACTAGATTCTATACATGTACCCCACAGTGATGTATTCTTTGTGAAGGCAGCGATGGAGCATCACTTAGGGATGAAGTTCAAACTCAAGGATGTAGAAGCTGCTATGAGAGCAGAAGGCTGGAATGAATCCAGAGTACTTGTACCTTACAAACAGAAAGTCTTAGCAAATGATTAAGAAGGGTAAAGAAGAGTTCAGTGGCTACAATAAGCCAAAGAAGACTCCCGGTCATCCAACTAAGTCACATGCTGTGTTAGCAAAAGAAGGTAGTACAGAGAAGCTAATACGCTTTGGTCAGCAAGGTGTATCTGGTGCTGGTTCAGCCCCTAAGACTCCAGCAGAGAAAGCAAGGCAGAAGTCATTCAAGGCAAGACACGCTAAGAATATTTCAAAGGGTAAGTTATCAGCTGCGTATTGGGCTGACAAGGTCAAGTGGTAATACACAAACTAACGTAATTGAGGAGTAATAAGATGGGCGTGAGTACCAAAATGGCAGCATGGATGAAAAAGCAGATGAAGGATATACCTGAAGGCTTTACTAAGGCTGACGTAAAAGAAGAGATGGATGCCATTGAAATGACTAAGTTATCTAAAGCAGAACTTAGTGATATTTCAAAAGGCAGAAGCAAAAGGGCTATGGCTGCAGCAGACGAGTTAGATCGTAGACAGATGAATAGAGATGTTAAATCAGGTCGTGAAAGTGGACCCTATGCAGTTAAAGAACCGCCAATCACTCCTGAAGATCATAGACAGTGGAAAAAACAAGTAAGCGCAAATACTCCTACTAAGAAGCAAGAGAAAGCTGCTGAAGAGTCCCCTAAGTTTAATAAAGGCGGTATGGTAACTAAGAAGAAAGCCCCAGCTAAAGCAAAGGCACCTGCTACTGCCTCACGTAGTCACCCACTCAATAAGTTTTACGGTAAATAATTTTTAACTAAAGGAATCAAATCATGTCACTCTCCTCACGTTTAGGTAAGATGTTTTCTAAAGCAGAAGTAAAGAAGATGGATGAAGCTGCTAAAAAAGCTGCAGGTAGTCCCGGTTACGATGAAGATACTATGGCTGCTCAGAAAGAGTTCATGAAAGAAAAGGAAGTAGAGAAGTCTAAGAAGCTGACCAAGAAGGAAGAAGCTGCTGCTGATAAAGAGGCTTATGCTTCTGCTATGGGTAAAGAGAAGCCAGCTGGTAAGAAGGGTCCTTTGACTGAGAAAGAGAAGAAAGAATTACAGAAGTCTTTAGAATTAAAAAAAGGTGGCATGGCTAAAAAGCCAATGGCATATGCTAAAGGTGGCATGGTTAAAGCTAACTGTGGTGCTTCTATGAAACCTGCTCAAAAGGCTAAGAAGTAATCATGGCTACTAAGAACTGGATTCAAGAAGCAATTAAGAAACCCGGTGCTTTACGTAGGTCATTAAAGGTTAAAGAGGGTGAAACAATCCCTGCTAAAGAACTAGCTAAAGCTTCTAAAGCTCCCGGTAAACTTGGGCAACGTGCCCGTTTAGCTAAGACATTAAAAAAATTAGGAAAATAATCATGGCATCTAAAGCGACTAACCCCCTTACCCGCCTTAAAGAAAATATCTTAGGTACCCCAGAACAGAACAAGGCTGCTCAAGAGCGTATGGATAAAGCCAAAGCTGAGAAAGAAAAAGAGAAGGAAAAGAAGATGGCTAAGGGTGGAGATGTAAAGAAGTTTAAACCCTGTGATGCTTGCCCTTCCCCAGCTAAGTGTAAGGCTGCAGGTAAGTGTTTAGCTAAGAAGATGGCTAAAGGTGGCTCTGCTTCTAAAAAACCTATACTGGCTATCATGATTGGTGTACCTAAGGCTAAGAAGAAGTAATGGCAGAAGACCTTGAAATTAATCAACTTAAGGCTGAATTAGTTTCCTTACGTAATGCCCAGTCCGGGAGATCTGTACAAGATCCTCGGATTGCTAGGCGTATTGCAGAGATAGAAGGTCAGATGAGTCGTAAGCGTACAGGTGCTATGACTGCTATGGCTAAAGGAGGTTCTGTGATTAAGAAGTCAGGTTCTAAAGCTGCTAAGGCAGGTGTAACTAAATTCTCCCCAGTAAAAACTAAGAAGTTAGCTGAAGGTGGTTTAACTAAAAAGCAAACAGCTAAGGTAGGCAAGGTTATGGGTGAGTTCAAGGACAAGGGATTACACTCGGGTAAGGGTGGTCCTGTAGTTAAGAATCCTAAGCAAGCTATTGCTATTGCCTTATCTGAAGCACGTAAAGTGAAAAAGAAGTAATGACAACTGCAATCCCACCTAAGTTACGTAGTCTTGGTACTAATCTGGTAGCAGGTACTACGAATACCATCTACACATGTCCTGCAAATCATACCTGTAAGATAGTTTTACTATTTATAGCTAACAAAGGGTCTGGCAATAAGACTGTTCAGTTAGACTGGTATGATGCTTCTGCTAATGCGACCTATGCTATTGTAGGAGGATACACAATTTCAGCTTACAACTATTTGACCTTTGATCAAAGTTATCTCGTGTTAAATGCAGGTGATAGTTTTAAAGTTACTCCAGAAGCTGCAAGTACTATGGATGCCACAGTCACAGTAGAAGAGTTCTTTGATCCAGCTAACCGAGAATAACATGGCAACTAAAAAGAAATCCACGGTTAATGCTGCAGGTAACTACACAAAGCCTGAGTTACGTAAGAAGATAGTATCGCAGGTAAAGTCTGCAGCTACACAGGGAACAGGTGCTGGTGAGTGGTCAGCTAGAAAAGCACAGCTAGTGGCTAAGAAGTATAAGGCTGCTGGTGGAGGATATAAGTGAGTGCACTAAAGAAACCCCAAGAGTCCTTAAAGGCTTGGGGTAAACAGAAGTGGACTACAAAGTCTGGTAAGAAGTCTTCTGAGACAGGAGAGCGTTACTTACCTGAGAAAGCAATTAAGGCGTTAAGCTCTGCAGAATACGCAGCTACGTCAAAGGCTAAACGAGAAGGCACTAAATCGGGTAAGCAGTTTGTAGCCCAGCCAAAAGCAATAGCCAAGAAGGTAAAACCATTTAGGAAAACATAATGGCAAAAGAGTTAAATGAAAAGCAAGCTAAGTTTCTAGAAGTCCTGTTTGAAGAAGCAGGTGGAGATCCTATTCGTGCTAAGGAACTAGCTGGCTACTCCCGTGACTACTCTACGACTGATTTAGTTAAGGGTATCAAGGAAGAGATCATGGAGCGTACCCAGTTGTACATGGCACGTAATGCCCCTCGTGCAGCCATGTCAATTGTATCTGGTATGGTAGACCCCACAGAATTAGGATTACGTGATAAAATCAATGCAGCTAAGGATCTCTTAGACCGTGTTGGTTTAGTTAAGACTGAGAAGTTACAAGTTGAAGCTACGAATGGTTTAATGATTCTTCCACCTAAAGAACGAGATAACGAAGAAGACGAGTAACTATGGTACGTGCTACGGCTGGCAAGTGGATTCTACCCCAACCGCTAGATGCACCAGAGACTGGGGAATACGTACCGATACCCCGTATTGCAAAGATACAGGTTCCATTTGGGTATAAGATTTGTGAGACTGATGATCAAGTCTTAGATCCTATACCTCATGAACTTGAGGCTTTAGAAAAAGCTAAGAAGTATCTGAAGCAGTACCCGTCTCGGTATGTCGCAGCTTGGCTTACTAAGGTTACAGGCAGATCGATATCGCATGCAGGGTTACTGAAAAGAATAAAACATGAGCAGCGAAACAAGACAAAAGCTTCTACTCTCCGAAGCTGGGCTACCAAATACAAAAAAGCCATTGAAGAAGCGGAGAAGTACGAAAAAAGAATTGGCAACAAAGGAATCAAACGAGCCAAAGACATCATCGCAGATGTTGACCTCGAACACGGAATCACAGATTGACGATGAAGAGATGCATGTTCCTAACATTGAGGGACAGAATATTATCTTTAAACCCAATGCTGGACCCCAGACATACTTCTTAGCAGCACCAGAACGGGAAGTATTGTACGGTGGAGCAGCCGGAGGAGGTAAATCTTATGCCATGCTTGCTGACCCTCTCAGATATATGGGTCATCCTTCCTTTAGCGGTCTTCTTTTGCGTCATACTACTGAGGAACTTAGAGAGTTAATCTGGAAATCACAGGAAATGTACCCGAAGATCTACCCGGGTATCAAGTGGTCAGAGCGAAAGATGCAGTGGGTAGCCCCTAGTGGTGCTAGATTGTGGTTCTCTTACCTCGATAGAGACGAAGATGTACTCAGGTATCAGGGTTTAGCCTTTAGTTGGGTGGGTTTTGACGAGTTAACGCAGTGGTCTACCCCATTTGCGTGGAATTACATGCGTTCTCGTCTGCGTAGTACAGCACCAGACCTGCCAATCTACATGAGAGCTACAACTAACCCCGGTGGACCGGGTCATGCATGGGTTAAAAAGATGTTTATTGACCCATCACCCCCGGGAAAGTCCTATTGGGCTACGGATGTAGAGACAGGTAAGCGGTTGGAGTATCCTGCAGGGCACAGTAAGGCAGGACAACCCCTGTTTAAGCGTAGGTTTATCCCAGCTATGCTGATAGATAACCCTTATTTGGCACAACAAGGTGACTATGAGACCATGTTGCTGTCATTACCCGAGCATCAACGCAAGCAATTGCTAGAAGGTAACTGGGATGTAGCAGAAGGTGCTGCATTTTCAGAGTTTAACAGGCAGATTCACGTCATTGACCCTATTGAAATACCCCGAGATTGGGCTAGATTCAGGGCTTGTGACTACGGATATGGGTCTTATTCTGCTGTTGTTTGGTTCGCAGTTAGCCCCAGTGAACAGCTAATTGTGTACCGTGAACTGTACGTAAGTAAGGTATTAGCCAAGGATTTAGCGGGTATGGTACTAGAAGCAGAGAAGAATGACGGTACTATTCGCTACGGTGTACTGGATAGTTCATGTTGGCACAAGCGGGGAGACACAGGTCCTTCATTAGCAGAGCAGATGATTCAATCTGGCTGCAGATGGAGACCAGCAGATAGAAGTGCAGGTAGCCGTATTGCAGGAAAGAATGAAATACATAGACGATTACAGGTTGACCCCTTTACAGAAGAGCCAAGACTTGTTATAACTAGTAACTGCACAAACCTGATTGCACAATTGCCCATCTTGCCTTTGGATAAAAATAACCCAGAGGATATAGATACCAAGTCAGAGGATCACTTATATGATTCTTTGCGATATGGAGTAATGAGTAGACCTAGAAGTAGTCTATTCGATTATAATCCTCTGAGCCAACGTAGTGGTCCTGCAATTGCAGACAATGTTTTCGGATACTAAAGGTAACGAATGATAGATAAAAATTTTATTGAAACAGACTCTATTAATTTAGGGGATGTCGATAACATCAATGCAGAAGATAAAGTAACTGGTCCTATTGTCCAGTTGCTTATGGAAAAGTACACCAAGGCAGAGACAACCCGCAGGATAGATGAAGAGAGATGGCTCCGTGCCTATCGCAACTATCGGGGTATCTATGGTCCTGACGTTCAGTTCACTGAAACGGAGAAGAGCCGTGTCTTTATCAAAGTTACTAAGACTAAGACTCTAGCCGCTTATGGTCAGATCGTTGATGTATTGTTTTCAAACAACAGTTTCCCTATCAGCGTAGACCCAACCGTATTACCCGATGGCGTAGCAGCAGATGTTAGCTTTGATCCAAATGAAGCTAAGTTACAGGAAGCTATTCCTGATTTTTCTCCCTATGGTTACAAAGGTGACGGTAATGACTTACCTCCCGGTGCTACCTTTGCAACACTCCAAGAACGTCTAGGTCCTCTAGCCGATGAACTCTCTGGTATTCAGAATCTAAATGAAGGTCCCGGTGTAACACCCGGATCTGCTACCTTTAGCCCAGCGATGGTAGCTGCTAAGAAGATGGAGAAGAAGATCCATGATCAGCTAGATGAATCGAATGCAAGTAAGCAGCTAAGATCAACAGCATTTGAGATGGCACTTTTTGGTACAGGTATCATGAAGGGTCCTTTTGCTATTGATAAAGAATATCCTAACTGGTCAAACGAGGGTGAGTACAGCCCCTTGATTAAGACAGTACCTTCTACATCTCATGTTAGCGTATGGAACTTCTATGCTGATCCCGATGCAATTAACATGGATGAAGCACAGTATGTAATCGAGCGTCACAAGATGAGCCGTACTCAGATTCGTGCTCTCAAGAAGCGTCCCTTCTTCCGCAAGACAGTTATTGATGATGTAGTAGCACAGGGTGAGTCGTATACCAAGAAGTATTGGGAAGATGACTTGATGGATTATCGTACTGACCAAGGCATTGATCGCTTTGAGGTCCTTGAGTTCTGGGGTGCAGTTGAGCGTGAACTGTTAGAACAAAACGAAGTTACGATTCCTAAAGAGTTAGAGAATGCCGATGAATTACAAGCCAACATCTGGTACTGTAATGGTCGTATTCTCCGCATGGTATTAAATCCTTTCAAGCCAGCTAGGATTCCGTATTACGCTGTCCCCTACGAATTAAACCCATACTCGCTATTTGGCATCGGTATCGCAGAAAACATGGACGATACACAAACTTTAATGAACGGGTTTATGCGTATGGCGGTAGATAATGCCGTCCTATCTGGCAACCTTGTATTCGAGGTCGATGAGACTAACTTGACTCCCGGTCAAGATCTGTCAGTCTATCCCGGTAAAGTATTCCGTAGACAGGGTGGTGCTCCCGGTCAAGCTATCTTCGGTACCAAGTTCCCTAACGTATCCAATGAGAACCTGCAGCTATTTGATAAAGCTCGTATTTTAGCTGATGAGTCTACAGGCTTACCTTCGTTCTCGCATGGACAGACTGGCGTATCAGGCGTAGGTCGTACTGCTAGTGGTATTAGCATGCTGATGAATGCTGCTTCTGGTAGCGTTAAGACTGTTATCAAGAACTTAGATGACTACTTGTTACGTCCACTAGGTGAGGCATTCTTTAGCTTTAATATGCAGTTTGACTTTGATGCAGAAATCAAGGGTGACTTAGAAGTTAAAGCCCGTGGTACAGAAAGCCTCATGGCAAATGAAGTACGCAGTCAACGTCTAATGCAATTCTTGCAAGTAGCAAGTAATCCTGCTCTTGCTCCTTACGCTAAGTTCCCGTACATTATTCGTGAGATTGCTAAGTCAATGGATTTAGATCCAGACAAGGTAACCAACAATATAGATGAGGCTACACGTCAGATGGTTCTATTGCAACAGAATCAACCTCCTGCACCTCCAGCACCAGCAGGTGGAGTTCCCGGAGTACCCGGTGTTCAGGATATGACAGGTGGTGGCGGTGGCAATATCGGAGTGGGTGCAGCACCAGTACCCGGAGAGCAAGGCTTTAGTGGTAACATAACACCACAGGGTACACCTCCAGCTGCCCCTCCACCCGGAATGCCACAGTAAACTATGACACAAGCAAAGAGTACAGACACTAAACCAGCTAAAGCCTTCTTATCTAAGTTAAAAGGTTTTGTATCTAATAACAATCAGTGGCAAGGTTTTGTTGAAGCTATTGATTATGAGATTGAAATGCAACGTACAAAGCTAGAGCAGTCGGTGGATCCAATTGAGATGTATCAAGCTCAGGGTGCCATTCATGCTCTTAGAAAATTAAAGTACCTAAGGGATCAAGTCAATGTTGAATAAGATAGAACCACAGCAAGTAACACTGGATAGCTCTGAGCCTATTGGACATCAACAGTCTACTTCTCCCGTGATTAAGCTGCCTACTTTTCGGGCAGGTGGTGATGTTGTTAAGGGTCTTATGCGTAAGCCAGAAGACAGTGAGTTAGAGTATTTTAAAAATAATCCTAATGTAACAGGGATGGCAACGGAGGACAATCGAGTCATCTTAAATCCCTATTCTAAATTAACAGACCAAGAAAAACAAGCTGTTGCTCTAAATGAAGCTGCTAGAATTAAAATGAGAACAGATAAAAGTTTAGCACCTAATTTTGAATTGACCCCGTCACAGGCAGAGTTTTTAAATAGTAACACATATAAACAAGCTTCAGAGGCAGATAGAAAAGCAACTATAGCTGCTAGAATTTTATCTGGAGATCCTAGTGCTGGCACTCCAACAGAAGAGCAAACTCAGTTCGTAGAAAAACTACGTCAAAGCTTTTCAAAAGAAGAGCCAACAAACATGGCTAAAGGTGGACAAGTGATATCACAAACACAACGTATGCTTAAAGAAGGCGGCATGATGCAGGAGGGCGGTACAGTTGATCCCGTTAGTGGGAATGACGTACCTGTCGGTGCAATGCAAGAAGAAGTACGAGATGATATCCCTGCACAGTTAAGTGAAGGTGAGTTTGTATTCCCAGCTGACGTAGTACGCTTTATTGGGCTTGAGCGTTTAATGATGATGCGTCAAGCTGCTAAGGAAGGTCTTGGCAAGATGGAAGACATGGGTCAGATGTCTAATGCTGACGAAGCTACGGAAGAAGACACAGGTGAGTTTGAATCTCAGATCGATGAGATCATGGGTGAGATGGGTGAAGAGAAGGACGAAGATGTAGAGATGGCTGTAGGTGGTATGGCAACAGACCCTGCAGCTATGGCACAGACACAAGAAGCTCTTGCACAAGATCAGCAGCCACAACAAGCTCAAGTGCCAACTTTAACTGAAGAACAGTTAGCTTTTATTCAACAGACTGCATCGGGAATGAAGGCACAGCAAATGCAAGTTTCTCCCGAACAGCAGAGTATGCCTACAGAAGGATTGACTTCTGCTGCCATTATTAAAAATAACTTTCAGCCGGAAGATCCAGAAAAAACACAGCAGTATCTTTCAAAGATCAATAGATTAGTTAAAGCTAATCGTGCTATTATTACTCGTCATAACGATACCGTTGTAATTGGATTTGTAAAACAGCCGGGTGTTGTAGATCCTATAGTGTTTAGTAATGATGCCCCTGAGAAACTATTAAGTGCAGTGGTTGCTAATATGAATACGGCTAAGTCTGCAGGTATTTCTAAGTTTGAATCCGATAAAAGTAATCCTCTACTTGTAGATGCCTTAATAAAAAGCGGATATCCCGTTAAAGATAATGGTAATCAAGGATGGTCATTGACCCTAGAATAATGTATGGAAGAAAAAGATAAACTTTTAGAATTCTATAATTGGTTTTTTAAAAATGTTTCTGGCATTGGTGCAGTACCTCTGTTTAAGTCTGTACACAAGGTTGAAGATATAACTTCTGTTATATGGTACAGAGATAAAGAGTTTCAAGTACAGCTGTTTGTAGTTCCGGGTAACGTGATTATTCCAGAACATACACACCCAAATGTAGATTCTTTTGAAGTATACATTGGTGGTCAAGTTAGGTTTAGCCATCAAGGTAAATGGCTTATAAGCGAAGAAGATCTAACAACTCCAACAGACATAGGTACTTCTATTAGGCGTGGGGTTTCATGGAGAGTGAAACCATCAGATGTACATGGTGCTATGACAGGACCCGAAGGTGGTGTATTCATGTCCGTTCAGCATTGGCTGAATGGGGTAGAGCCGCATTGCGTAGCTGCTGATTACTCTGGAATTGTTATGGGAGATCATCATCTGTCCACAGTAAAGTTTGGGGATGCAATAAAAAAAGATTCATTAACAATAAAAGATGCAGCCTTCTTAAATGACACAGATACTTAGAGCTAAGCAAGAGCACTTTGATACGCTCTTTAGTTTAATTGAAAGCATGGTAGAAGAAAGTGTCTTCTCTTATGCTAAACCCAGTAAAGCTAAGATTCAGAAACTCTTTAACTACCCTAGGGGTGCAGCATTCTTAGCGTATCGAGATGATGTTTGTATTGGCTTTATTGGTGCAGTAATTGATTCTTTCTTTTTTTCTGACTATGAAAGAGCAACGGATGTGGGATTCTACATACTTCCAGAGTATCGTGGAGGTAGAGAAGCTTTTAGGTTACTACAAGCTGTAGAGCAGTGGGCTAAAGAGCAGGGCGTATCTGAGATCTTTATGGGTCACAGTGTGGGTGGCAAAATTGAAGAAATGAAGAAATTCTATATTCACCAAGGCTATAAAATCGGTGGATTTAACAGCATGAAAAAACTCTAAGGATACGATATGTGTGGTGGTGGACCAACAGGTATTGGCTTTGTTGATGATGCAATTGATAAAGCAGACAACTGGACAGAAGCAGCAGGTGAGCAACTAGCTGAAATTGACCCCGGTCCTGCTATTGGAGACGTAGGAGAAGCCATTGATAAGAATGTAATTCAGCCTATGGCTAAAGACCCTGTTGGTAGTGTTGCTACTATTGCTGCTATTGCTACTCAACAGTATTATTTACTTCCCTATATTGCAGCAGCTAACACTGCTATTAAAGGTGGAAAGCTCGAAGATATTGCTTTATCCTTTGGTGTTGCATATGCAGGTTCTCAGTTTGCACCCGGCATTAACGAGTGGGCAGGTGGTGGTATAACTGGGGCAGTTACTACGGGTGCAGTTTTGGGTGGTGGAAGTTCTGGTGCTACAGCTGCTGTTCGAGGAGACGATATTGGTGAAGCCGTCTTAAAGGGCAGTGTTGTTGGTGGTGTCATGGGCGGTGTTGGGTATGGCGTAAATCAGGGGTATAACACTGTCCGCAGTGAATTGGGCTATGGGCAAGCCACACCCCCCTCTATTCAGGCAGATGCAGACTTTGCTGCTGCACAGGCAGAAAGCTTACGTGCACAGCCCGGTGGAGTTAGTGATGAGTACATGGCAAAGGTATTAACTCAAGAGGGTATGGATCCTTTCGTAGCCCAAGACATTTCTACTTTGACGAATCAAGGCATTGGAGAAAAGGCAGTAGCACAGAACATTGCTGGCTCTTATCAACCCGGAGAGATATATACACCTCCTCCTATTAGAGATAATATAATAGAAAAGACAGGCAAGAAGCTAGTCACAGAAGCTATTGGCGGCAGTATTCTAAATAGCATTTATGGTGGCAATACTTCTGAAGGCGATCCAATGGGATTCTTAACCTTCCGTAGACGGGGAAAAAGTTTTGGGGATCAGACAATTGAAGGTGAAGCGGATACCAGTTTAAACTTGACTCAAGTACAGCCAGATAAGTTTGAACTTCGTAAGTATGCTAACCCAGAGGGGCAAAGTACTTTAATCTCTTTCAAAGATGATAAACCACAACAGCCTATCCCCTCCGGCTATGAACCCGTAGAAACTATTGGTGCAGCTGAGGGTGGACTAATCAGTACAAACATGGTAAAATACAGCAAACAACCATTACTGGCAAAACGTAAGCCAGACGTAGAAAAGAAAGTAACTACCAGAAAGGGGCTGGCAGGTAAGAAGTCTTAACATTACCCCCTTATTCATGGCTACCTAATACCCCAGTTAAACACTGGCAACTGTTAGCCCCAACAAAAGAGGAAAAGATGGAACTCACACAAGTAGAAGTACCTAAAAAAGTCGTGGCTGGTTTTGCAACACGTAATGCAAACGAAGCCAGAATTAAACAAGAAGAAGAAGAACTTAAGACGCTGACTGAAAAAAACTCAGCACCCCCTAAAGATCCTGAAGATGAGGACAATGGTAGTGATGAAGGGTTAAGTGCAGAAGAGAAAAGCTTTAAGAAGCGTTATGGTGATCTACGTAGGCATACTCAAAAGCAACAAGTTGAGATGCAGAAACAAATTGATGATTTAAAGGCTTCCCTAGAACAGACAGCTAGTCAGCAGATTAAACTGCCAAAGTCTGAAGAGGAGCTAGAGCAGTGGTCACGGGAGTTCCCCGAGGTAGCTAAGATTGTTGAAACCATAGCCCTCAAGAAGGCAAAGGAACAAAGTGCTGTACTGGAGGAGCGATTCAAAGCTTTAGATCAGCGTGAAGCACAGACTGCCAAGGAAAAGGCTGAGGCAGACTTACTCCGCTTACACCCTGACTTTGATCAGATCCGTGAGCAAGATGAGTTCCATGACTGGGTAGAAGCACAGCCTAAGTGGGTCCAAAGTGCCCTGTATGAGAATGAGAATGATGCAATATCTGCTGCTCGTGCTATTGATTTGTATAAGGCAGATAAGGGTATTACTACCTCTAAGCGTACCCGTAAGTCGGATGACAAGGCAGCAGCTTCAGCCGTAGGTTCTTCCCGTAAAACGGGCTTTGATGCCTCGTCTGAACAGGGTACTTTCCGTGAGTCAGAAGTAGAGCGCATGAGTTCTATTGACTATGAGCGTAACCAAGAGGCAATTATTGCTGCTATTCAATCTGGTAAGTTTATCTACGATAAATCAGGTTCAGCACGATAAAGCTTGACAAACGTAGAAATAAGTTTATAACTGTAGTACAAAGGGATAGGTAAGCTTCGGCTTACTTACCCTTCTTAATCCGTCTTAAGATGCCGCTTTAGCTAAGCCAACCATCTACCATAGACAAAAACCATGTAGTACTAAGTAAACGCAAAGACAATACGGCACCAGACTACCCTACAGAGTTAGCCCGTATATCTTAGATAATCTAGAAGTCTAAGCTATACGCACCTAATCGAAGAGGCTCTGCTACTGAGTTAAGCGTAGTAGTAACTTCCATTCAATTTAGGAGAAATACAAAATGGCATTCCCATCCGCAGCTGGTTACGGCAATTTACCTAATGGTAATTTTAGCCCAGTAATCTATTCCAAGCAAGTACAACTTGCATTCCGTAAAGCTTCAACTGTAGAAGCTATCACTAACAGCGATTACTTCGGTGAAATCGCTAACATGGGTGACTCTGTAAAGATCATCAAAGAGCCAGAAGTTTCGGTTCAGTCGTATGCTCGTGGTACACAAATCACTGCACAAGATCTGAATGACGAAGACTTCACACTCGTTGTTGACCAAGCTAACTACTTCGCATTCAAGATTGACGATATCGAAGCAGCACACAGCCACGTTAACTTCATGAGCATGGCTTCTGATCGTGCAGCTTATCGCTTGCGTGACCAGTATGACCAAGACGTTTTAGGTTATCTCTCAGGCTTCCAACAGTCCGCTAAGCATGGTGATCCAAATACAGTTCGTACCACATTCCCCGGTACTAAAGCTGTAACTTCTGCTGGCAGCGATGAGTTGTTAGCTTCGATGAAGTTGAGCCGTCCAAGCTTTGGTCAATTGACAACCGCTGGTTCTACTGGCGATTCAATTCCTTTAGCTGCTCGTCTGCCCGGTGCAACAGCCCTGCCATCAACAGTCGTATCCCCATTGCAAGTTATCGCTCGTATGGCTCGTCTGTTAGATCAGCAACAAGTTGACACACAAGGTCGTTGGTTAGTTGTCGATCCAGTATTCGTTGAGATTCTCAAAGACGAAGACAGCCGACTTTTGAACGGTGACTTCGGTGGTTCTGGCTTGCAAAACGGTTTGATCCTCAACAACCTCCATGGTTTCCGTGTATTCGTTTCTAGCAATCTGCCTAAAGTAGGTACTGGTGCTGGCACTTCTGGTGCTTCTGCTCAGTCCACCAACTTTGGTGTAGTTGTTGCTGGTCACGATTCTGCTGTTGCTTCTGCTCAGCAAATCACCAAGACCGAGAGCTATCGTGATCCTGACAGCTTTGCTGACATTGTACGTGGTATGCACTTGTATGGTCGCAAGATTCTTCGTCCAGAAGGTATTGTTGTTGCCCGTTACAACGCAGCTTAATTTAAGGAGAAATAGAAATGTCTTTAGTCCAATCCGTAAAAAATCAACCTATTATGGTTGAGAAGTATATCTCGCTTCCAGCTACTGCTGGTACTACTGTAGGTATCTCCGTACCTGCTGGTACCTTGGTGTTGGCAGCGGGTTTCGAGCCAAGCGTAACTGTACCTGATATTTCAGTTTACACTTTCGATATCACTGATGGTACAACTGTATTTGGTAATGACCTGTCATTGGATAATACCGCAGCTGGTACTATTCGTGTAGGTACTACAGCTGGTTTGATTTCAGCTGCTGATACCATTGACGTTGTAACTACCATTACTGGTTCGCCCGGTATTGTAACAGGTCGCTTGTTTGCAGTTATCGTTGATGTTAACGAGAATGCAGCAGAAGCAACTTCTGTAGATCGTGATTTATTAGCCTAATCGGTTAATGTAGTGGGGTGGGGGTCACAAGCCCCCACTTTCTTTCTTTAGAATAAAGGCAATAGCGTGGCTTATAACTTCTTAGGTTTAGTTAATGACGTTAACAAACGTCTTAATGAAGTAGAGTTGACAAGTGCTAACTTTGCTAGTGCTAAAGGATTCTACTCGCATGCTAAAGATGCAGTAAACTCAGCAATACAAGATATCAACCAGTTGCAGTTTCAATGGCACTGGAATCATGTTACACAGGAAACTACACTCACTGCGGGTACTACTCGCTATGCTTATCCTGCTAATGCGAAAACTATTGACTTCGATACTTTCCGCATTAAGAAGAATTCTACATTTAATAATGACACAGTTAAACTTCGTATTATCTCTTATGAAGAGTACTTAGAGAAGTTTGCTGATCAAGAGTATACATCTGACACTAGTGTTCGTAACATCCCCCAATATGTATTTCAAACTCCTGATCGTGAATTCGGGGTTGTGCCTTCACCTAAAGAAGCTTTTACTTTAGTGTACGAATACTACGCTAGTACTACTCCTCTAGAGAATGCTACAGATACACCTATCATTCCTGAGATGTATCGTCACATCATTGACGAAGGTGCTATGTACTATGCTTATATGTTCCGTAGTAACGAACAAGCAGCAGCTATTGCTAAAGCTAAGTTTGACGAGGGCATTAAGCATATGCGTATCATACTGATCAATAGGTATGACTATGTAAGAGGAACTGCACTAGCAAATAACAAACGTACTATTGCTGGCTCTAGGGTTTCCTAATGGCAGATAAATGGCAGACGTACCCGTTTGAGTTTAGGGGTGGTCTAGTAACAAACTTGTCCCCACTACAGCATGGTATATCTTTACCGGGCAGTGCTAGGGTACTACGTAACTTTGAACCCTCCATTGAGGGTGGCTATCGTAGAATTGAAGGCTTTGAAAAGTACGACACTGCTGCTGTTCCCTCCTACGCCAGTATCCGAGTTCATGGTAGTGGTCAAACAGGAACAACTTTAATAGTAGCAAATCTATATACCTCACCTGCAGAGGGAACTGTCTTTACTATTGCAGGTGTAGCAGGAACATATACTATAGCAGCAGGTGGTGTTGCATACAACTCTACTTACAAACGTGCTACATTAACACTAACCACTAGCCTTGCATCCAGCCCAGCTAATGCTGCTGTCATTACGGTAACAAGCAATACAGGAACAATTATTGGCGTAGCTGCATGGCGTAGTAGAGTTCTTGCAGTACGGAATAACTCTGTATTTAAAAGCTCTAGCTTTGGTTGGAGTCAGATTAACATACCTAGCTACGGCACTGTACTTGTTAATGGTGGTTCACAGACGGGTGCTAGTTTAACTGTAGATGGTCTTACCTCTGCTCCACAAGAAGGTGACACATTTACCATAGCTGGTGTGAATTTAGTATACACAGTACTAGCAGATGCAACAGTAACTTCAGGTGGTGCTACTTTAAGTATTAATCCAAATCTAGCATCTAGTCCTGCAGATAATGCAGCTATTACTTTCCTGACTGCTAACAGATCAGGTAGTTCAAAGAATAGATTTGAGAAGTATCGTATTGGTACTACAGAAAAGATTGCAGGTGTTGACAGTGTCAATGCCCCATTCATTTATGACAATACTACTTTCACTGCATTAAACTCTGCACCAAGTGACGTACAAGCTGCAGAACATATTTGCTGGTTTAAGAACCAGATGTTCTACGCTAAAGGAGATACGGTAACTTTTACTTCTCCTTATACAGACAATGATTTTAATCCTGCTAATGGTGCAGGTGTATTAAGTGTAGGCAGTGCCGTCACTGGTATGATTGTATTCCGTGAGCAATTGATTATCTTTAGTCAACAGAGAATCTCACGTTTAACTGGTAACAGTTTAGCTGACTTTGTATTACAGCCAATCACATTAAACATCGGGTGTATTGACACTGATACCATCCAAGAAATTGGATCTGACATTATGTTCTTAGGTCCTGACGGTCTGAGACTTTTGACTGGTACGGATAAGTTCGGTGACTTTAGTTTAGCAGTAGTATCAAAGCCTATCCAGAGTGAGATGACTAGCTTCATTGCTTCTTCTACCTCATTCTGCAGTGTTGTTATTCGAGAGAAGTCCCAGTATCGTTTATTTGGATTTAGTTCTGCTGTAACTACACAGAATGCTGTTGGTATTTTAGGTACACAGATCATCGGTAATGAGACAGGTGAAATCTCTTGGGCTGAGATGCGTGGCATTAGAGCGTTTGTAGCAGACAGTGATTACTTCTCAAGACTTGAGACTATAGTATTTGCTCAGACAGATGGCTATGTATATAAGATGGAATCTGGAAGTAGCTTTGATGGGGCTAATATTATAGCTACATTCTCTACTCCATTTGTGCCTATGACGGATCCTAGACTACGCAAGACATTCTATAAGTTGTTCTTGTATACAGATCCATTGGGTAGTGTTACCACATCTGCTAACTTAAAGCTTGACTTTGATGATGAAGGTGTGATACAACCAGATACCATAACATTATCAAACGACACAGGTGCTGTAGGTTTTTATGGATCACCAACAGCTACATACGGATCTGCTAGGTACGGAACTAAGTTAAAGAAACTATTTCAAACACAAGTTGTAGGATCTGGTTTTACTGTGTCACTTCAGTTTGTTTCAGAGAGTACTGATCCTGCATTTTCACTTGATGCTGCAACTTTAGAATACGCAACATTCGACAGACGATAAGGTAAAGATATGTCTACAGGTTATAGTCGTGCTGATACCGTTAACAATATTGCTGACGGTAATATTATCAATGCATCGGATTTAGATTTAGAGTTTGATGCTCTTGCTGTTGCATTTGATGAAGCTTCAGGGCATACGCATGACGGCACTGATTCTGAAGGTGCACCAATTACTAAGATTGGTCCTGCACAAGACATCGTAGTAACAACTGGCGGTGCTACCCCAAAGACTACGAATACCGTAGACTTAGGTTCTGCTACATTTCAGTATAAAGATTTGTACATTGATGGTACTGCATACATTGATGCCCTAGATTTAAATGGTACTCTCCTCACTCCAACAGCTACTGAGCTAAACTTTGTTGATGGTGTTACCTCTGCCATTCAAACTCAGCTAGATGGTAAGCAGCCTTTAGATGCACAACTCACTGACATTGCTGGTTTAACTCCCACTGACAATGCAGTTATTATTGGTAATGGTACTAACTTCGTAGCTGAGTCTGGGGCTACTGCCCGTACTTCACTTGGCTTAGCCATTGGTACTGATGTTCAAGCCTACGATGCTGAGTTAGCAGCTTTAGCTGGTTTAACTTCTGCAGCTAATAAACTCCCCTACTTTACTGGATCGGGTACTGCTGCAGTAGCAGACCTAACTTCTTTTGGTCGTAGTTTAATAGATGATGCTGATGCAGCTACAGCACGTACAACTTTAGGTTTAGTGATTGGCACTGACGTACAGGCTTATGATGCTGAACTTGCTGCCCTATCTGGTCTTACCCCAACAGACAATGCAATCATTGTAGGTAACGGAAGTACCTTTGTAACCGAGTCAGGTGCTACAGCTAGGACTTCTTTAGGTTTAGTTATCGGCACAGACGTACAAGCTTATGATGCACAGTTAGCTGACATTGCTGGTTTGACACCTACTGACAATGGTATCGTTATTGGTAACGGCAGCAACTTTGTAGTTGAGACAGGAACTACAGCTAGAACAAGTTTAGGTCTAGCAATCGGTACCGATGTACAGGCATATGATGCTGACTTAACTACTTTAGGTGCAGGTGGATCCGCTGCTCGTTCCTTCCTAGGTCTAGCTATTGGCACAGATGTACAAGCCTATGATGCCCAGTTAGCTGATGTTGCAGGATTGACACCTACAGATAATGGTGTTATCATCGGCAATGGTACTAACTTCGTAGTGGAGTCTGGTGCTACTTTAAAGACTTCTTTAGGTCTTACTGTCGGTACTGATGTGCAGGCTTACGATGCACAGTTAGCTGACATTGCAGGACTAACACCTAGTGACAATGGTTTCATTGTAGGTAACGGTACTAACTTCGTATTGGAGTCTGGTTCAACAGCCCGAACAAGTTTAGGTTTAGGAACAGCAGCTACTGCAAATACAACAGACTTTGATCCAGCAGGTACTGCAGTCAGTTTAGCAATCGCATTGGGATAAGGAAAACAAATGGCTAACACATTCAAAAATCAATTCAGTAAAGCTGTAGGCACTTCAGCTGCGACAGTTTATACCTGTCCATCTGCTACACAGACTACCATCATTGGTATGACAGTAGGTAACATTCTATCTAGTCCCATCACTGTGGACATTTATGTGACCTCTAGTGCAACAGATTACTACATCGTTAAAGGTGCTGTAGTTCCAGTGGGTGGTTCTCTTGTGCCTATTGGTGGTGATCAGAAGCTTGTGTTAGAAGCTGCTGATGTTCTTAAAGTAGTTAGTTCAGCTGCTAGTTCTGCTGACGTTATTGCGAGTCTCTTGGAGATTAGTTAATGGCTTACATCGGCTCAACACCAACTACTCAGAGCTTTATCTCTGGTACTGATTACTTTAATGGTACAGGATCACAGACTGCGTTTACTTTAACTCGTACTGTTAACTCGGTTAACGACATTGAGGCAGTAGTCAACAATGTAGTACAACAACCTAACTCTGCTTATACCCTTAGTGGTACAACTATTACCTTTACTTCTGCACCTAGTTCAGGGACTAGCAATATTTACGTTCGTTATCTTTCTACTACTATGCAGAGCTTTACTGTTCCTGCTAATAGTATTACTCGTAATCAATTAGACAGTAACTTGCAATCTGTTGTTGTTGGTCGTAATCGCATTATAAACGGTGCAATGGTTATTGACCAAAGGAACGCTGGTGCTAGTGTTACTCCTACCGCAGCTACCTATACATTAGATAGGTGGACAACTACTTTATCTCAAGCATCAAAATTTAGCATACAACAAGATGCTGGTGCAGTAACACCCCCAGTAGGATTTAATGATTATCTTGGGGTAACTTCATTATCTGCTTACACAGTTGGCGCAACTGAAACATTTGGTGTCAGGCAACTTATTGAAGGATATAACATTGCAGATTTAGGTTGGGGAACAGCCAACGCTAAAACGGTTACTTTATCATTTTGGGTTCGTTCTAGTTTAACTGGTACATTTGGTGGGGCGTTAAGAAATTCTGCCGCAGACAGAAGTTATCCATTTAGTTACACAATTTCTGCCGCTAACACTTGGGAACAAAAATCCGTAACAATTGCTGGCGAAACCACAGGAACTTGGCTAACAACAAATGGTGTTGGGATTACTTTAATTTTTGGTTTAGGTGCTGGCGCAGATAGAAGCGGAACTGCTGGTGCATGGTCGGCTGGTACTGCGCTTTCTTCAGTCACAGGCGCAACCTCAGTAGTAGGCACAAACGGTGCTACTTGGTATGTTACTGGAGTTCAGCTAGAGGTAGGCACACAAGCTACTTCATTTGAATACAGACAGTATCAGCAAGAGTTGGCTTTGTGTCAAAGATATTGTTTTGTTTTGTCTGCTACTGCTGAAGCTGATTTTGGTGTAGGGGCTTGTACTTCAGGCGGTGTTCAAGCAATGTATCAATACCCAACAACAATGCGTACTGCACCTTCTGTAACTTATACAGCAGCAAATACCCTTTCTATTGCAGACGGAACTGCTGGATATACTTGCACCGTATTGGCATTAAAAAGTGCATCCCCAAATCAATTTACAACAAACGCTACTGCTAGCGGTACAACGGGCGGCAGGGCTGGTATTTTAAGATGGAACTCAGGAACAGCAACAATTACAAGTTCAGCGGAGTTATAAAATGTATAAATTAATTAAAGATAATATTAGTGAAAAAATAAATTGCGTATATCGTACAAGTGACGGTGTTTTTATACCTTTTTCAATTGACAACACAGACTACCAAGAATACCTTGAATGGCTTGCAGAAGGCAACACACCATTACCAGCGGAGAATACATAATGCCAGTAAGTCAAATTAACAGCGCAAGTATTGAAAACGCCTCAGTTACACCGACTGATCTAGCACAGCCATTAACTAGCGGAACAGCTAAAGCCCATAACTGGAATAGTTTGACTACGAATACATTTATTGATTTTGAAAGTATCCCTAGTTGGGTAAAACGTATTACTGTAATGTTTAACGAGGTTAGCACTAACGGGTCGAGCAATTATTTAGTTCAAATTGGCGATGCAGGTGGCTTTGAAATTACAGGTTATAAAAGTAATTGCCAAGTAGGTGCATCAGGTACAAGTTCAACGACAGGGTTTATGATTCTTAACTCAGTTATTGCAGCTACTACAGCAAGTGGAACTTGTGTTTTAACATTGCTTAATGCAAATAGCTTTTTATGGACTCAACAAGCAATTTTGTCAGGGACAAACGGAACTAACGTGTATCAAAGTTCTGGTGCTAAGCCTTTATCCGACACACTAACTCAAGTTCGCATCACCGCAGTCAATAACACAGACACATTTGACGCTGGCACAATCAACATCTTGTACGAATAAGGACAGGCAATGTCATACATAGGAAATCAACCAACCTCGGTAGCCTTCTTAACCGACCAGTTTAATGGTACAGGAAGTCAGACAGCCTTCACATTAAGTGCTGCACCTGCCAATACTGCATCTATCCTTGTGGCAGTTTCAGGTGTCTTACAGGACCCTACCACTTATTCTGTTTCAGGTTTAACCCTTACATTCAGTGCAGCACCCCCAAGTGCTACAGGTAATATATCGGTACGTTACTTGGGCATACCTGCCTCTGGTGTAACTACTACAGCCTACCGTACCCAGACCGAGTTCACAGCTACTGCTGGTCAGACTACTTTCTCAGTACCCTCTTACACAGTGGGATACATTGATGTCTACCGTAACGGTGCGTTACTAGGCTCTGCTGACTTTACGGCTACTAGCGGTACGACTGTAGTACTGACTAATGCTGCATCTGAGGGTGACTTAGTAGAGACTATATCGTTTTATGTAAGTTCAGTACTCAATGCTATCCCAGCAGTGGCAAACGCTGTAACAACTTCGTATATTAATGATGGTGCTATTACTACCGATAAGATTGCCAACGGTGCAGTCGTACCAGCAGACTTAAGTACAGGTGCTCCATCGTGGAATAGTGCAGGCAACTTATCATTTAACTCAGGATACGGCTCAGTCGCTACGGCATACGGCTGTCGTGCATGGGTGAACTTTAACGGTACTGGTACTGTAGCTATTAACGCAAGTGGCAATGTAACTTCTATTACTGATAATGGTGTAGGTGATTACACAATTAACTTTACAACTGCTATGCCTGATATTAATTATTCAGCACAAGTATCTGCTCAAATAACAGCAGCTAGTTATTTACAAGTATTTATGTTTGGAACAAATGCGCCTTCTTTAGTAAGCCCAACTACTTCTAGTTTTAGGTTTTGGACAGCAAACTATAATACAGCTACATCAAACGCAGATTCAGCTATTGTTACTGCTTCAGTATTTCGTTAAAAGGAAAACAAAATGAACCAACGAATTATTTACCCTACTGATGATGGTGTAGCCATTATTGTTCCAGCCGATTGCGGATTAACAATTGAAGAAATTGCCGCTAAAGATGTGCCTGAAGGCAAACCATTTAAGATTGTTGATGTTACTGACATTCCTACAGACCGCACATTCCGTAACGCATGGGAGTACCAAGAATGATTACGATTAACTTTGATAAGGCTAAAGCAATTACCAAAGACCGCTTACGCACAGAGCGTACTGCACTCTTAGAAGCACAAGATGTATTGTTTCAGAGAGCTTTAGAGAATAATGCAGACACTGCTACTATCGTGGCTGAGAAGCAAAGACTTCGTGATATTACTCGGTTGGCTGATGAGGCAACTACGCTAGATGAATTGAAAGGTATTTCATTATGACTAGAGCAGTCGAACTTGCACAGGTAGCCTCAGCAGGTGTATCTGAAGCATTCAAGAATAGAATCATAAACGGTGCGATGGTTTTGGATCAGAGGAACAACGGTGCTAGTGTTACTCCTACTGCTTCTACATATACTTTGGATAGATGGTCAGCAGTTTTAACTCAAGCATCTAAATTTTCAATTCAACAAAATGCTGGTGCAGTAACCCCGCCTGAAGGGTTTAGCAATTACATTGGAATAACTTCAACTTCCGCATATTCAGTTGCTGCTGGCGATGCTTTTTTATTAGCCCAATATATTGAGGGATTTAACACGGCAGACTTAGATTTTGGTAAAAGCACAGCTAAAACAGTTACCATTAGTTTTTGGGTTCGCAGTTCATTAACAGGTACATTTGGTGGTGTTTTAAATAATTCCGCTTTTGATAGAAGTTATATATTTAGTTACTCAATTCCTGTAGCAAATACTTGGACAAAAATTAGCGTAACTATTGCTGGCGATACTACTGGCACTTGGATTGGGGCAACTAATGGTCTTGGTATTGCAATTCGATTTGGATTAGGCTGCGGTTCAAACTTTACTGGCACAGCTAATTCATGGCAAGCGGGTAATTTGGTTCAGCCAACTGGCTCTGTTTCAGTAGTCGGCACAAACGGTGCTACTTGGTACATTACTGGAGTCCAGCTAGAGGTAGGCTCGTCAGCCACGAGTTTTGATTACAGACCTTATGGTACTGAAGATTATTTATGTAAACGGTATTATCAAAAACAATCAGTAACAACTTTTGGCACTAGTGATGGTTCAAACACCATTTTTAATGGAACTTATGTACCCAAAAGAGCAACACCTACAAATACATATACAGTAAATTTTACTATTGCTGGTAGTGGTGCTCAAGTTGATGGTTATGGGCTATATAGTTCAGGTGTTACTAACAATCGAAATGTTGATGCAATATTTTCTAATGCGGAGTTATAACTATGTATCAATTATTTAAAAACAGAGATGGTTCAGTTTGTGATAATGCGGTTCGTTTAACTGGCACAAATACATTTATACCTTTCGACCCAGCCAATACAGACTACCAAGCCTATCTTGCATGGGTAGCAGAGGGTAACACCCCAGAACCAGCAGAATCGCAGCCGACAGGCGAGAATACAGAGGGAGCAGAATAATGGCGTTAACTAAAGTAAATGGGCAAATGCTCGATGGTGCTATTACAGTGGACAGTTCAGGGAACTTAAATTTTACTGGTACGGCACAGCGCATTACTGGTGATTTTAGTAATGCTACGATTTCTAATCGTGTTTTTTTTCAAAACAGCACAACCGATAATGTAACAGTAGTTGGTGTTATACCAAGTGGTACTGCAACACAAGCAAATTTAGAGGTCTACAATAAAAGCGACCCAAACGGTTCTAATAGCCCATCAATGGGTCAACTTATAATTAACTCAACCGAATATTCTATTCGTTCTGCTGTTCGTGGGTCAGGCACATACCTGCCAATGACATTTCAAACAGGCGGTTCAGAACGGATGCGTATTGACTCTAGTGGTAATTTGTTGGTTGGGACTACAAGCGCATCTTATGGCGCTAGAAATGTTGTTCAGAATAATGGAACAACAACACAGCCATCCATAAGCTGTATTAATTCTACTGGTTCTGGAACAATGCGTCAAATTGACTTTTTTACTGGGTCAAACACATCACGCATTGGCTCTATTGAATCAACAACATCATCAACTTCTTACAACACATCCTCAGATTACCGTTTAAAAAACTCTATTGCACCAATGACAGGCGCTTTAGAAAAAGTATCTGCGCTTAGACCAGTTACCTATAAGTGGAATATAGATAATTCTGACGGTCAAGGTTTTATTGCCCATGAATTACAAGCCATTGTGCCTGATTGCGTAAGCGGTGATAAAGACGCTGTTGATGCTAATGGTAATCCGCAATATCAAGGCATTGATACTAGCTTCTTAGTAGCTACCCTTACTGCCGCCATTCAAGAACTTAAAGCAACCGTAGATGCACAAGCAGTACGAATTACAGCGTTAGAAGGGGCAGCGGTATGACAGACATAGACCCAATCGAGTACGGCAAGTTAGTTAACTCCGTTGAGAACTTAGAGCGTAAGGTAGATGCTATGGAAGTAGACATCAAGAAGTTAGTGGCTATGGCAGAGCGTAGTAAAGGTTCTCTGTGGGCACTGATGGGTGTTGCTTCTGTTGCTGGTGCTTTTATCAGCTATGTTTCAGAGATGGTATTTAGAAAATGATAACCTATGTCCGATTTACTGGGTTTAACCGAAGGGGTAAAGGGGCTTAGTTCTGGGCTGGACTCTGCTCGTGAGGCAGGTAAGTCTGTCTCTAAACAGATTGAAAGCATACAACAAGATGCAACAGACGTAGCCAAACAAAGGGCACAAGAAAGAGTACGAGCAGCCCGTGAAGCAGAACTCAGGAAAGAACGAGCTTTAGTCAAGGCTTTAAACGAGTGGAAAAGAAAGAAGCAAATCTCTGATGAAGAGGCTGATTTAAAGATTAAGTTTGTTAAGCAGTACGGTGCCAAAGAGTGGGATGCATTGCTTAAGATTAAGTTGGATATAGAAAACATGGAACGCAAGAACAACGAAGAGTTCCAACACGATTTAACAGCAGTGAGGCGGGTGCAGTTCTATTGTTTTGTTGCCGCATTGATTGTAACCCTGTGGCTTAAATTTATTTTAGGAGCTTTTTAAATGTTTCCATTAGGTGCGTTACTAGACATTGGTGGTAAAATCTTAGACAAGGTATTCCCTGATCCTGCTCAAGCAGAACAGGCTAAGCTAAAACTATTAGAGATGCAACAGAATGGTGAGTTAGCTAAGATCAATGCAGATGCTGCAGAACAGCATGAGTTAACTGCAAGACTACAAGCTGACATGTCTAGTGATTCTTGGTTATCTAAGAACATTAGACCTATGACTTTATTGTTTATCCTAGGTGGCTACTTCATCTTTGCCATGATGTCAGCATTTGACTTAGACACAAACAAAGCCTATGTAGAACTACTAGGTCAGTGGGGCATGTTAATTATGTCCTTCTATTTCGGGGGTCGTACTCTGGAGAAGATCATGGATATGAAAGCGAAGGAAAAAGATGCAGCTAAGTGAACACTTTACCCTTGAAGAACTAACCCACTCGGAAGTAGCTGAGCGTAAGAACTTAGACAATACCCCTAATGCTTTAGAGGTTTCTAATCTAGTTCGTTTAGCTGCACTACTGGAAGAAGTAAGATCTTTACTTAACAAGCCTATTCTGTTAAACTCAGGTTTCAGGTCTAAAGCTGTGAATGATTCGGTTGGATCGAAAGACACCAGCCAACATCGTATCGGGTGTGCTGCTGACATCCGTGTCCCCGGCATGACCCCTAAACAGGTCGTAGAGGCTGTCATTGCATCGAACATAGGGTATGATCAGATCATAGAAGAATTCGGCTCATGGACCCATATAAGCGTTCCTGACACTGCTGCAAGACCACCACGTAAACAAGCATTAATTATAGACAAAGCTGGCACTAGAATATTCTCTTAAGGTTTTCACATTATGGCAGATAAAACATTCACAGAAAAGCAACGGGAGATTGTAGCTCGTAAGATGGGCTATGAAGGACCTATGAATATGTTTGATAAGTACCTCAAGTCTACTCCGGCTGATGCTCAGAAGTATGGTTTGATTACGGAGAAGTTCATGGCTAAGGGTGGTATGGTTAGAGCTACTAACTATGCTGTTGGTGGAGATGTAATACCTACTGCACAAAAAGCGGGTACTGCCACCGTTGATCCTGTCACAGGTTTCCCTATTCAACCTAAGGCTGCACAGGTAGCCCCAGCAATTCAAACTGCAAGTGCAGATGAAACACTTGCTACTGAGTTAGCTCCTACACAGGCAGCTACTGTCACAGGTGCTGCTCCAGTTACAGCTGCTACAGCTGCAGCCCCCACTATTACTCCCGCAGCTACAATGACTGCAACTACTGCTGCCCCAGATGTAAGTGCTGCACTTCAAAATGTAGAGGCTGCACAAGGTACAGTAGCACCTCAGGCACAGGTACAAGCAGCACAGATGGAGCCTACCTCTACTGCTGTTAGTAGCTTAAAAGCTGCACAGGGAACTGCTACACAAGTAACTGGTGCACCTACCCGTGAGTTGGGTGCAGGTGAAATAGTCTCTGGTCCTGCAGTTGATATGACACAGGTAGAACAAACACTAGCTAAGAATGAAGCTGCTCAAGGTGTTGTAACAGAGGACATGACAGTTCAAGGTCAGCTAGGGAAGTTAATGGCTAACTTTGAAACAGGCAATCCTCCACCATGGGCAGCTGCTTCACTACGTAACGCTACTGCACAGATGGCTGCTCGTGGTTTAGGTGCTTCTAGCTTAGCAGGTCAAGCTATTATCCAAGCTACCCTCGAAGCTGCTACACCTATCGCTGCTCAGGATGCTGCTGTATTTCAACAGATGGGATTACAGAACTTGTCTAACAGACAGCAGGTTGCTGTCCTCAATGCTCAGCAACGTGCCCAGTTCTTAGGTCAAGAGTTTGATCAGGCTTTCCAGACTCGAGTTATGAATGCAGCTAAGGTATCGGATATAGCAAACATAAACTTTACTGCACAGCAACAGATTGCATTAGAGAATGCTCGTATGGCACAGACTATGGATCTAGCTAATCTGTCTAACAGTCAAGCTTTAGTCATGGCTAATGCTGCACAGATAGCTAACTTAGAATCTGCTAACCTTAACAACCGTCAGCAAGCTGCTGTAGTTAATGCTCAGTCTTTCTTACAGATGGATATGGCTAACTTAGCTAATGAACAGCAGACTGAGATCTTTAAAGCCCAGTCTAATGTGCAGTCTATCCTAACAGACACAGCTGCTGTTAATGCTGCTAAGCAGTTCAATGCCTCCAGTCAGAATCAGACAGACCAGTTCTTTGCTAATCTGACTACCCAAGTAGGACAGTTTAATACTACACAAACCAATGCTATGTCCCAGTTTAATACTGACCAAGCAAATACTGTAGCTAAGTTTAATTCAGAAGTACAGAACCAGCGTGATCAGTTCAATGCTCAGAATAGACTTGTGATTGACCAGTCAAATGCCCAGTGGCGTAGAGAGATTTCTACTGCTAACACTGCAGCTATCAACAGGGCTAATGAGTTTAATGCTACCAAAGCTATGGAAATTACCATGGTAGAATATAACAATATGTGGCAGCAGTTCCGTGATGAGATTGAGTATTCATGGAAGTCTTCTGAGAGTGCCAAAGAGCGTGTCAATGCAATTGCTAAACAAGAGATTGCTGCTAACGCTACTATCTTAGCTGCTACTATGGCTAAAGATGCTGAGATCACCATGGCTATTGGTAAGTCTGCTGCAAGCATTATATCTGGAACTAGCTTACCTGCAGATGCTCTGAAAGCACTCACCTCAATTGGAGGTAAAATATGGGATGAGGGTGCTAAGTGGGTAGGTAGCTTCTTTGAGTCTGGTCCTGTGGAACTGTGAGGAATAAACAATGAGCGTTAAGACATACAAGAAAAAGATTGAAGCATACATCAAGCAGAAGGGTAGTGCTTCTTCCAAAGGTAATGATTCCAAAGGACTGCTATCACCTAAGAATTCTATGGCTAGAGGTACTCCAGAACAGAAAGATGCCATAGCTACCATTGGTGAATTTGTATATGCCCTTCGTCAAAAGAGATTAGAGTTCCAACAGAATAACAATAAGAAGGGATCAAAGTAATGGCTGCTGATGCTGGATTTGTAAATGCCCCAATTCCCGGAATGTCTTTAACGACAGAGCCGGGCAATCGCCCATGGGAAAATCCTCCTATGCTTGTAACAGTTGAGGATGCTCTTGAGTTCTATGCTAATAGATTAATCTCTGACACAGAGAGCCATGATGCTATTCTTGAAATGCTAGAGCTACAAGTTCCTGTACAGAACGTAGCTAACATTCTCCAGAAGACTAGTGTCATGGAAGGACTACACACTATTGATGTAGGAATCCTTGTTGCCCCAGCAGTAGAAGAAATGATTATGGCTGTAGCAGATATGTATGGTGTTCGCTATGCAGAATCTATGGATCAGATCATGGAAGGCTTTGTTGCTAATCCTCGTGCTGTAAGAATGGCTATGAAAGACCTTGAGAAATCAATGGCTGAACCAGAAGAAGAAATACCTACAGCACTACCAGAAGAACCTCCTATGACGGAACCAATGGGGTTGATGTCTAGACCACAGAAAGGGATGGTAGAATAATATGGCATTTGACTTCGGAGCATTAGTTGCTGGCTTCTCGACAGGAGCAGCAGAGTCTATTGAATCTCGTAATAAGCAGATTCGTAATGGGGCTACTAAAGAATTAGATCAGCTAGTTCAAGAGGCTTCAGCTAAAGAGAAAGGGCTGAAGACAGAACGTGATACTTTATCTGAACAGGCTAAGCAATTATCTACGTATGTGAATGCACAAGGTGTTGGATTTACTAAGAGTCAGATCCTTGGTCTTATTCAACAACCTCCTGTAGCTAAGAAACTTATTGAAGATCTAAACAATAAAAAAGATTTACGGGATGTAGACTTTGCAAGTATCTTTAAAGTTACTAAGCCCGGTACTGAGATGGAACCCGAAGAATTTGTTCGTAAGAAAACTAGTATCGCTGTTGATCAAGATGCTGGTAAGCCTACTCCAGTTGTACGTGGGGCATTTGGCTTTGCATCTCCCGGTGTAGCACAGGCTGAAAGAGAGTTTGAATCTATCTCAGGTAGAACTGCTGCTGAAGTTAGGGGCATTGCTCGAGGTCGTGTGGATATGGGTGCTGAATTTAAACCTACGGTTGGGACACTTGATCTGTCGCAGTTTGGTAATCCAGAATCCTTAACTAACATACAGAACAAGCTACGAGATATAGTGGCTAAAGGGGAAGATCTTAATTCAGATAAAGCTAAACCCTTGTTGGCTCAACTCCGTGCTGATGCTGTTATTAAAGACATGTTTAAAGAGAAAGGTGAAGATGGCAAACCCCGTACTACAGCTGCTATTAATTCTGTCATGGATAAGTCTTTACGTGCTGGCTTAGATCCATTTGTGATTAAAGGTGTTGTTCGCTTTGATCCTAGTGTTAATGATTATGTTCCTATCACGGGTGATGCTGATGCCATTAAGAACTTTATGGAGCACAAGAACAAGTTGATTCAAGATCAAGCTAGAGAACTAGGTATCTTAGACAAAGATAACAATATTGTAGGTGGACGCAATGCTAGTGATGCCCTATTGCCGTATGCAAATATTAAAGATGGCAAAGTAGTCTCATGGAAGTCTGTCACTGCTCCTGAGAAACCTAAAGAACCTAAAGATAAAACTTCTGAAACACCCCCTGTATCTGAAAAGGCTATTCCTATTCCTAAAACTGCAGACGGTAAGATTGATGGTACCAAATTAGTAAGCGGTCAAAAGTACAATGCAGCTGATGGCACTGTTAAAACTTGGAATGGCAAAAGCTGGCAGTAATAAGAATAATAACAAGGACATCTAAATGGCTAGTGAATTTGATTTGCCAGTAGCAGGGGTAGTATCTGTTGAAGGTGCTCCTCTTGATATTGAACCTACAGCAACTCCCGAGCAGAAAGCTGCATCAGCAGCTGTTCCTGATTCAGAGTTTGACTTACCTATAGAACAACCTAAGGCTGAGTTTAAATACCAGCAGGATCCTACTATCCAGCGCATCAAGGGTACCCCAGAAGAACGTGCTGCAGGTAAGGCTAAAGAAGTACCCTTTGAATCCCTCTATAAGAGTCCAGAGAATCTAAAGGTTATTCGTGACTATGCTGAAGCCCGTTACGGTGAAGCAGGTAAGCAACAGAAGGATGAGTCTGACGAGGACTACGCTAAGCGTTTCATGACAGCTATGCGTCAGGTAGAGTGGAACACTTCTCTGAATGCTATCCCTGAATTAAACTGGATTAACAATGCTAAGCCTGATGCTGTACTCAAGGCTGCTCGTGCTCACAATCTATACGATGCTGTACCCTCATGGTACTCTGCAGGTGGACAGCCGGGTGTTAGACCTTTCGGTGAGGCAGTTCTATCTGCAATCAGTGAGCCTACTAACATTTTAAGTGCTGGCATTGGTGCTGGTGCTAGGTATGCATTTGCTCGTGAAGCAATTAAGAATGTCCTTAGCTCTAAAGTTAAAGCTATGGGTGTAGCAGCAGGTGCTGAAACAGTTATCGGTGCTGGTCAGAATGTGATTGATCAGGATGTAAGACGTAAGACGGGTGTTCAGACTGATGAATTAAATCTAATTGAGTTAGGTATTGCCTCCGGCTTAAGTGCTTTTGGTGGTGCCTTAGAAGCTGGTACTGCTGTTGTGGGTAAGGGTGCTATCACTACCAAGAAGCAGTTAGAAGATAAGTTAGCTGGTAAGAGAGCAGGTAAAGCAGCTGAAGACCCAGCTACAGATGCTTTGAATAAAGCCTTTGATAAGTCACAAGAGGACTTGCTTAATGAGTTTGATATCTTTGAAGGTAGACGTACTCTTGATGCAATCGATAGCCCTACAGATTTAACCCAATCACAAATCCGTACCGACATTAACAGACGAGCTATTGATGTAGCTAAGTATGTGATGCTATTAGCACCTGAGTTCCGTCCTGCGAATGGACAGAAGGTCAGTGATGCAGTTAAGAATATCTTCCAAACTATTGACACAGTAGATGATGATGTCATTCAAGCTGCTTTAAATAAAGCCAATCTAACTCCAGCAGAATTTGCTCAGGCTACTCGTACCACTGTAGCTGATGCAGGTACCATTCTACAGGGATACTCTGCACTGGCTCGTACTCTGAAGAAAGTGTCTAGCTTAGATCCTGAAGCACAGAAACTAGTAGATGATATGTACGGCAGAGACCATGAGATGGTTTCAATGACTGGTAATTTCATGAGAGTAATCAATAGGTTAGAGCGTGAGTCTAAAGCCTTTGTGGTTTCTGGTATTGGTACTACGGTACGTAACATCCTTGGTACAGGTACGGCTATCACATTTGATGCTGCATCTAAACTAATCGAAGGTGCTATCTACACTACAGGTAAGGCAGTAACGGGTGTAGTCACAGGTAACTACAAGCAGGGTGACATTACTCGTGGCTTAAGTGACACCATTAAAGATACCTTTAATACTTTAGGTAACTTAGCTGATACAGGCTTGACTGCTGAGACAGTTGATCTGCTATTAAAGGATAACCCACGTATCCAGAATCAGATCTTTAGTGCACTGCAAGAGAATCAGACGGGTGACTTAAGTAAAGTTGCCCGTGTAGTAAACACATTAAACGTAGCACAGGATGCCTTCTTTAGACGGGCTATCTTTGCCTCGAGTGTAGAGCGTCAGCTAAGGCGTGTTGGTTTGGATATGACAGATATGTTAGCCAACAATAAAGCAATCCCCACAGACGTGCTTAAAAACGCTGCAGACGAGACTTTGAAGGCTACCTTTGCCTACACCCCTAAACAACAGAAAGCGTCTCAGAAGGGCGTAGAAGCAGCCGCAGAGGGGTTAGCTAGTAACTTCGTTAGTTTCTTTGAGAAGTTACCGGGTGGATCTTTAATGGTTACCTTCCCTCGGTTTATGTCTAATGCTATTGCATTCCAATATCGTAACAGTCCATTGGGTGGTGCTGCTGGTGTAGGGGATATTGCTAATGGTGCAATGCGGGTAGCTAAGGGTGAAGCTGGGGGTCAAGCTCAGCTTAATAAGGGCTTAGAGAATATGAGTAAAGGTGTTGTAGGTACAGCAGCTATCTATGCTGCCTACAAGTATCGTCTAGAAAACCAAGACGGTGAGTGGTTCAATGTCACCAATGAAGATGGCAGTACCGTAGATATCCGTGGTGTATTTCCTATTGGTCCGTACATGGCAGTAGGGGATTTCCTTGCTAAGCAAAAGCTAGGCAGAACAGAAGATGCCAAGGTATCTGAATTGCTCACAGCTATTATTGGTATGAAGATGCCAGCTGGATCACAGGCTTCTTTGATTGATGAACTGCCTAATCTTATTGCAGGTTCAGAAGGCAAGGGAGTAGAGCGTGTTAACAAAGCAATCGGTAGATTATTAGGTGACTTTGCTGGTCGCTTTACTACCCCCGGAAAAGCTGTCTTTGAGTACTTAGATTTGTTTGATGAAGGTGGTCAGATTGCTAGAGACCCTAACATAATAGGACCATACTCTTCTGCCAAAGAACTAAAGAGACGCACTGAAGCAGGCGAAGTATCCGACATAGAGAAGACTGTTACTGCTCTGCCTACTATTGGTCAAGCTGCTGTTCAAAGGGTGATGGCTAAGATACCTGAACTCAAAGAAGAGTTACCGGGATTCCAACCTTACTTCTCTGACAAGGCACCTGTTCGTGCTGGTGAATTCTTTAACAGCTTATCTGGTGTACGTTTAACCCCAGAGAAGAATCTTATTGAACGTGAGTTTGTTAAGCTGAAGCTAGACCCGTATACATTCTTTGGTGCTACTGGAGATAAGGTCTATGATCGTGCCTTCATTAAGGCATCTATCCCTTATGTAGAGAATCGTATCACTGGTTTGATTAACAGTGAGAGATACAAAGGCTTTACTCGGGATCAACAACGCATTGCTATGGCTACTAATCTGCAAGAGACATTAAGCATGGCTCGTGAGATTACTCAAGCTAAGATGACGGTTGAAGATAGGGATCGTGTTAATAAGATGCGGTTTGATAAGCTGCCTGCTGTTGCACGTAGGGCTATCAATGAACTGTATGCTGAAGAGAATGATGGCAGGACAATGGATCAGACTAAAGAGTACAGCCAAGTCTACAAATACGAAGCACTGATCCAGCGGTTTAGATAATCACTTATAAAGAAACACAGGTGTGTGTTCACCTACGTATGCACCCTGTGTGTTGTACTCGAAGTACTCAGCTGCCTCATCCTCCGACATACCCTCATACTTAGCTAATAGCTTAATGCATTTAACTGCATCATAGCAGATGGCTTGTACTTGATTACACTTCTGTACTACACCCACAATAGCTTTATCAAAGTAGTGAGGTTCTAGCATCATAAGCTGGACATCTGGGTATTCTTCTGCAATTCTATAGCGATTCATGTTAGCTCCTTTAGTATTAAATGAGAGTACTGTCGTGTGTTTAAAAGAAGATTGTACCCTCTTCCCCAACTTACAGCTTCCTTCCGCTTCAGCATACGGACCGTCTCCACTAGGGATCATGCCGTTGGGGTACTGATTAACCTTGACAGTTAGGCTTGCTTACTATTTACCACACTCTCATGTAATACTTAGTGGTGCCCCTTGACAGAATCGAACTGCCAATCCATGATTACAAATCAAGTGTTATACCATTTAACTAAAGGGGCACTACTTAGATTATATACTACAACCACCCGCAGTACAAGATAACATCTGAGCACCTTCCACATTATCATCATACTCTTTGAAGTTACTCCAGTCTACTGACTCAGGTACTAACAGCTTCAACTTGTTGTACTCTTCTTCTGTACACTCTTCATACGGTGCTTGCTTGTATGTGCCACCATCCATAGGCAGGAAAGATACCCCTGTAACCTCATCGAAGTGTTCATATACCCAAGCACCTACCTGCATCCACTCGTCTTCCTTCACAGAGATTGTGACAGATGGCTTGTGTTCACAGTAATGACGTTGGAATAGTAGCCACAGTTTCAGATGCTGGATAGCAGACAAGTCTTCACGTAACAGTGCACCATCTGCAACCTTCACAGGGAAACTAAACACAGTAGTGCTATCAGGTTTCATGAAGCATGGCTCTGCTACGAACCCAGCCTGAATCATAAATTGAGTAAGTGGGTCCTTGTTATCAGCCCTAACCCTTCTAATATAATACTTGCTGTGCTGAGGATGAATGCCACTAGCAGTAGAACAAAGCTGACTGACTGTGCCTTCTGGTTTAATGGCAGTAACAGCGACAGATTGATTAATGCCAATAGCAGCAGCGTATTCAGCGTTAGTAGCGACAGCAATATCACGTAAAGCCTCCAAGCGTTTAGGTAGGTCCAGATCATCTGGATTATTTAATAAAGCATTGTCAAGGATACCAGTCATTGACACACCAAGCAATGCTTCTTCTTCTGTATTCTTCTGCCAGATCTTACGTAGGTACGGGAAGTCTGTTAAGGTCGCTTGAAATGTTCCGAGAATAGTTGCCAAGCGAATCTTAGTGGATAGAGAATCAAAGCTATCAGTGCTACGCACAATACAGCTAGACAGATTACAGAATTGATAAGGGCGTAAAATAATTTCGCTACAAGGATTAGTACCAAACTCATAAGTACTATCACGCCTTCCGTTTTTTGCTGCTTGTCTTTGGGATGCATCACGACTGAAGATTCCTCTCTCACCTGAATGTGATTCATAAATAGATGTCCACTCACGCATGAAGTGTCCAATGCTTGGCTTCTCTTCGTACACAGCAGAGTTGTTAGCCAAGGCACGTTGTCCTTGACCATCCCACCATGCACCTGCTTTAGCATGAGCCATGTTGTCATCTGTTAAGTCTGACAGTGAGATCATTGCTGACCTACGTACTCCACCCACAACAACAACTTCCCCGATCTTGCACAGAATGTCATGGCATTCGAGGGAAGATAAACGTCTACCAGCTGCACCTTTGAATTTGCTAATGACAAACTTAAATAAGTCTTCCAAGGGTTTTGGTCCAGATGCCCTGCCTCCAAAGGTCTTGAGTCTTGCACCTGCCTCACGGACTTTATGTATGTCGTACTGTGGAACTTCGCCAGAGTACAGAAGAGCAATGAGTTGTCGAAGTGATTTAGCCCATCCTTCTTTAGAATCCGAAACAACAATAGTAGTTTGACTACTGAACATACGATCAGGGACTTCAGGTAATCTAGATACATACTTCTTCTCCACACTAAATCCTACACCTGTACCACACAGGAGGATGTACATAGCTTCATCGAATGCTTTAGGGTCATCGATAGGTAGGTAGGAACAATTGAATGCTGCTACGTTCTGTCTCTCTAGTGCTGGTCCCGAGGTCATGACGGCTCTCATGGATGGCACTACATCTAGATCCTTTACTGCTTGTTCTAACTCGGCACGTAGCTCAGGAGTCAGGGTGTAATTCTTTTTATCCTTTAGATGCTCTGTCATAAAGTCAAAGTATCGTGTTACTGTCTCACTCCAATGCTCACGTCTGCCAAGCTCGTCTATGTAACGAGAGTATCTGCTCTTGGCAATGAAGTCATTGTAGGGAGTCATTGTGTATTTCGTCATGAAGTATACCTATGTTGTTGATTTTATTGAAAAAAATAGGAGCACAGTAAAATCTGTACTCCCATGGGGGGACTTTAGTTATACTTAAAATTCCCTTTAAAGCAACTGCCTTCGTATGTACTTGTTTTTATTATATTAAAAGTAGTAGGCTGGATTGCGTGGGGCACAAGTTACATCAATGATGATGTCCGTATCCCAATCATTCACCCTACGCTTAGCCATAATGAGAACAGGTCTCATTCTAGATACTTCACAATCCTGTATCGCTTGAATAACCTCTTGTCTACTCATAGCTTGTGCTCTCTTCTGTACTACCAGCTTAGACTCGGAACCATAAGGTGAAGATGCACACCCTGTAATTCCTAAGACTGCTGCTGCAATGCCTACTGCAATACTACCCTTCATAATCTTCGATGTCATCATCACTCTCCTCTGTGGTAGCTAGTTGCTTGATTGCTCTAGCTATGACCGTTGCAAAACTTTCGTTAGGTGGAATCACTACGGGTGAATCATGGAATCGTTCCACTAAACGTGCTGCTTCAAACAAGGCTTTCACTCGTGCTAACTTTGAAAACCCTGTATTAAACTCTACTGCTTCTTCTACATCTATAATAACATCACATAGATTCTCTTGCACCTGCCATAAAGCATACTCAATAGCAGGTTTATGGTCAAGCCATTCTGAGTTGGCAGTTGCAGACATAGCACAAGTAGCAACACCTAGTGCCCTCTTTAACTTTACCATACTCTCATCAAACAAGTCATCAGACAGGTGTGCCATCATCTTCTCCTAGTATATAGTCTGCTGCATTTAACTGTATCAATTCCTTTGCAGTCAAGTATACATCACTTGCTGGTAATAGTTTAGCTGAAATCTTTAATGCACTTAAGCCTGTTGCATCACGAAGTATCTTAATCATCTTAGCATTACAGTTCTCTACTTCTTTTACTGCTGACTTAATGTCATGATACTTATCTGTAATGTCATCCGACAGTTGGTGACACATGATGCCAGCATTAGGTGCAATGTATCTCTCACCCTTGGTACCACATACAAAGATCAAGAAGCCACCACTCATGATGTTGCCTAGCCCAATGGTACGGATAGGATGCTTACTGCTACGCATGATATCAATCAAGGCAAAGGTCTGATACAGATCCCCACCCGGTGTATTCACATACAGTGTTAGCAGCTTAGACTTAGTACTGTCAATGTTCTCATACTCAATCCACTTGATGCATCGATCTACGTTCTCGATATCAATGTCCCCATTTAAGAAGAACATATTATTATCTAGGAGTAGATTGTCCATCCTATCTTGAGGGGATTGTTCATGTTTACGGGTTGCCACTTGGAATCTCCACTAGCTGTAACTTCGTAATCGGTACTTGAAAGAACATCTCTCCCTTATACACATACTTGTTAGGCACCTCAACTATGGGGGAATCTAACAGGTCTGTGTGACTGCAGATGAATGCATGACTACGTTCTTTATTAAAGATCATAAAGTATGCTGGCTTATCTAGCTTAGCAAACTTAGCCTTACGCTCAGGTATCTGCAGGGTATCGTACTTAAACGCAGCACCTGTCCATACCTTCTTAATCTCTACCTCACAATAGAATGTCTCTGATCCTGTGTCTACAATAAGATCTACAGCATACCTATCGGGGTGATCCTCAACGGTATGACCCAAAGATGTCCAGTATACCCTAGCGGAATCTCTAGCAGTACCATCTGTTTCATTAAATAGTTCTCTATCGAATCGCTTACGGACTGGTGCATTCATAGGTCTGTTTCCAGTTCAATAAAGAATTCATTAACTTCTTCAGCACCAATGTCGTAGACTGCATCCTTGATTGCTTCTTGCAATACTTCTTGTAGGTAGTCTGGATCTTTATATGTCGGAGGGGCAGACTCTGGATCTAATACTAATTCAAAGCGTACCTCTACAAAGATAGTAGGTTCTGTGCTCACCAGTTAACTCCTCGTGTTTCGTCTGTCAATCTAGCCATACGATCTAATGCACGACTAGCCTTACGGATAGCTGCAGAATTGTTTAAGCAGTTATCCAAGTTAAGTAGGATCTCTAGTGCTGCACCATGACAATAGCTAATGGCATCGTAAGGACCTAGCACCTGTACTATCTGTTCAAACTGTCTCTCATCGTCAAGCATGAATTGAGTTTCCATTGCATGCTCGTCTTCATCTTGTCTTAGTGTATCGTCAAACAAGGAGTCACCCTCAAAGAGACTCTCTTGCTTTTGATACTGTGGATCTTCCTCCATCTGTTTCCAGAATGCACGATTGGCAGCACTCCACTCTTCCCCTGAACAATCATCAATAGACTTGCGGGTGTTAAGCGGTTGATTACGATCATCCAAAGTTCCCATTATGCATTCCCCCGTGTCTGTGTCCACTCGGTTAAGTCAATGACTTCACCTAAGGTGTTCTCATCTAGCTGACTTACTGTCAACTTACCTGATTCAATCATCTTGTCCATCTCTTCAGATACCTTCTCACCAAACTCAGCATCTGTATTGAGTAAGTGGAAACAAGTAATAACCCCATGCATCAATCCCATAAGTTCTTCGTATGACTCTTCGTCTAACTTATCTGATGGCATGTACATCACATTAAGATCTACAGTACCTGACCACTTAGCTTCATTGAAGTTAGGTCGAATGATTAGTACGATGTCATCTTTCTTAATTGCATTACTCATGTTTAGTTCCTTTAAATGGATTGAATTCTAGGGGCATATCTTTTTTCTTTGGCTCTTTAATCCATGACTCTGGTACTGTCTTATCTGCATACAAGAAGCCTTGCTTCTCACACCAACCTGCATACGTAGTCTTAGATGTCTTACTGATTCTGCGTTTACTACTTTGAAATACAAACCGAATGTCTAGCATAGGGTGTTGCTTCTTAACTAATGTATGCTTACGTCTATCTTCTGTAGTAAACAATCCTTTAGTCTCAACGATAATACCATTGGGTAATAGAAAGTCTGGTGTGTACCTACGGTAGGTTAGATCTTCCCATTCAATCTTAATTGATTCATACGATGCATCAACATTCGCTTGTATCAAATCCGACTGGACAAGTTCTTCTAACCCACTGCGGTATCCATTTGCCTTAGAAGCAGCGTAATGCTTGGCATTAAACTTAGGCACGTTACTCTATTTCCTTCGGCATTATCTTAACGTAGGAAACCATTGGAGGGTTTGCTGCCTTAGATACAAGTGATGGTTTCTCTTGTAGTCCTTGCCAACATTTGTATCGGTAAGAGCACCAGCCACACTCCCGCCCCAGTACAAGGTTCCCTGTTTCTTTCTTGCGATAGGTTTCAGGGATTGCTTCGTAACATCGTTCAAAGGTATTCTCCTTTAGCTTGTCTGCCTTCTGTTCGATCTTCTTTACTTCTGCATCAAGATCAATACCCTCAGCAGCTACATACTTAAACTCACCGTTAGCCTTGTTGATTACCCACCAACCACCCGGCTTGATACCCATAGCCTTAGCGTAGCCAGCAAGCTGACCCACATAGCCAAAGGAATCATTGTCGTGTAGGGTTTGATAGTCAACAAACTTATTGGTGTATGACCAAGGACTAGCAGACTTAACGTCATCTACTGCACCCTCAGTGCTTAAGTCGGGTGTGCCATGGATAGTGTGCTCACCTGCCACCAGTGTTACCTTATCTCCGTTAGCATAAGCCACACCAGACTGTGTCAGTAAACCTTTGAACACTGCCTCAGCAATGTCACCCATCATCATATTGATAATGAAGTTTGTAGAGTGGGGCACTGCATCCTCAGGACTGTTCTTATCAAACCAAAGCTGACAGTAGTCACGCCCTACGTTTGACATTCTCAGTGAGAACTTGTTATCCCGCTTGTCTACAAACTGCCGAGTAAGGGCAGCACGAACATCTGAGACGATCTGTTCTACTACTTCATCGCTCAGGGTACTGTCCCCGTGTCTTACCTTACTTAGATACTGGTGTATCTTTAACTCGGCAGGATGATTCATTACGCTTCTACTTCTACGTCAACAAACTCTTCGGCAATCGCAAGTTCATCTGCACTAGCTTCTGCTGGTTGACTTAACTTGTTGAACTCCTTAACGATGTACTCGTTGTAGTTATCAACCCAAGCATTAAAGTCACCGAACAAAGTACTGTCTGCATCTGTCAACTCAAGGGTGCTAGATAGATCGAGTACTGCTGTAGGCAAGAAGTAAGTTGCCCCTGTTGGGAGAGACTGCTCTTCTGCACCCAAGATGATGCGGTGTTGTGGAAGGATGCGGTTTTGCTTAGCCATCTGTGCAATAGGTGCACCCAAAGTTTTAAATGCATCACGGTTATCAATCTCCCAAATAAAAGGAATAGACTCAATCAAACCGAGTGCTTCGCCTTTAGCGTTGACTGGGTCCTTCATTGTAATCTCACCAAACAATACACGTACCCGCTTGATAGACTTGAGTAAAGCCTTTGTCTCTGCTGGCAATGCACTGTAGTCTTCGATCCAGCCGGAGGGTTTGCCACAGTTAAAGCCACCATCGTTATCCCGCAAGTCACCATTCAAGTCTTTGTCCATGATGGTCTTTACGTACTTAGACTTAACATCACCTGAACCTTGGATATATTTCTTATACATAAAGCGTTGGTTAAACAAACGAATGGTTACATCATTACCATAAACTGGGTCTAGGTTAGGACGATCAAGTACGTAGCTACCTGCTGACACTACTTCTACCTTCTTCTTCTTACCACCGACAACCTCTTCACCCATGATGCCCTTGTGATCCAACTTTAATCGGGCTAGATTGCTTTGCTTCTTAGGCTTAGCAATATCAACTGCCATGCCCATGGCTTCAGCCATCTGTGCAAAGTTACCACCTGCTGCGAGAGTTATATTAGACATGTGTCTATTCCTTTTCTGTTGTTAATTAACGTGTACATCTTTTTGCTCTAACCAATTATCACCCATTTTACTATCTAATGCAAGGGGTACATTGAAATCTATTGACCATTTTTTATTAATCAAACCTACTAGATCCCGCTGTACTCCATCAATTACTCTGACCGCTTCTTCTATCTCATCGGGGTGAACATCAATCACGATAGAATCATGGACAGAATTTACTACTCTGCTCTTGTACGGCTTAAGCCTATTGTAGATTTCTACTAGGGCTAAAGGCACTATGTCTGCTGTAGCGAAGGCTTGAACTGGGTAGTTCTTGATGGCAGTAAAGTGTGTCACTGTCCCATCCCGCTTACGCTGCACATCGGGGAATGCAAACTCCCTATTGCTAGGTATCTTTATGTACTTATAATTCAGGGCTTGCTTGGCTAGAACACTGTGCCACTTGGCAATGCCTGTGTACTTCTCTAGGAAGTGCTTGTAGTATGCAGCCTCAGACGGGGTACGCCCATACCCAGTAGCACCATAGAGTGGGGCAAAGGTATGTGCCTTGGCATCCTGTCTACTGGTAGGCTGACCTGCATCCGTAATAACCTTGGCAGTATACGAGTGCACATCAAACCCTTCACTGACTTCCTGCATAGCTCGTTGATCTTGGGATAAGAATGCAGCTACACGAAACTCTAGCTGGGCAAAGTCTGCTTCCATAATCTTGCCACCCTCAAAGCGAGATACAAATACCCGCTTCACTGGGAAGGTACCACCCCTAGGCATGTTCTGCATGTTGGGGTTAGACCCACTGAACCTACCAGTCGAAGTGACATGTTGGTTTAATCGTACATGCAATAGACCGTCCGGCTTGAGGTAGGAAGCAATGCCCTCTACGAAGTTACTTAGGTAACTATCCAATGCTGACAGCCTACGTAACTTACCTAGGAACTCAACAGCATCAGTCATACCCTTGGATACAGCCACTCGCTCAAGGGTCTCAAGGTTATCCTTGCCTGTACCAAAGCCATTGGCACTAGCCCACTTAGCGTTAGGTGCTGTGAACTTTAACCCTGCCAGTTCTTTAGTGGGCTTGAACTCAAACCCCACACCGTTACATGTAACACACTTGGTGGACTTCTTGAATGGGGAACCATCCTTCTTCAGCTTGTAGTTAAAGCCCTTGCCATCACAGCCAGCACACTTAACTGCCTTGGTCTTGTACACATTACTGAAGTGTCGCTTGACTGCTTCCTTGAACTCTGTGTCTTTCATGTACGGAGTAATAGCAGTCATCCATGCACCCTTATTGTGGGGCTTACGACTGTACACAATCCATGACAACTGCTCAGGACTATTGAGATTGATTGGTGTATCACCCATCAGTGTACGTACATGAGACTGTAGTAACTTCACAATGTCATCACGCTCTGTCTCGAACTGTAGCCGTACTGCATCCAGTGCTGACAAGTCTACCTTGATACCCGTGTGATAGATCCTTGACAGGACCATAGCAACTTCGTTGGACATCTCAATCGTCTCACGTAGACCTGCATCCTGAGGTGTCAACAGCTTAGCCTGTATTGATTTGTAGATACCCTCAGTGGAACCTAAGTCATGCTCAAGGTACTCGACTAGCTCAGCATGGGGAATGTCACGAGTACTGTATCCATTCTTAAAGTAAGTCTTGAGTGTGTCTTGCTTAAGGATCTCACAGCCATGACGCATAGCAACTGAACCCAAGTCGGATGGCAACTTGACTCCACGCTGTAAGACGTAGTCACTGATCATGGTATCGAAGATAAGACCATCATACTTAAAGCCAGACTCCCATAGCCACACTAAGTCATGGTTTAGATTGTGTCCAATCATAAGGGTAGTCTGATCCAGTACAGACTGTAGCTCCTGCCTGTTCTTAGCACAATCTTCTTGCACCTGTGAATGGTCAAAGGTATACACACGGTGTGTACCGCCTAGTAACTTATAGCCAACCATCACCAGTGTATTGCCAGTCTCAAAGGGATCTAGGTGTTTCTTACCCCCTCTGTTACTGACTGTGTTCTCCACGTCAAGTGTGATAATCATGATGAGTATGCACCAGTGTGATAGTCAAACTCACAATTTATAATACGATGGATACCACTGATCTTGTTCTTCACAATGTTTAAGTAACGCATACCATCATCCTCAGTCTGATCATTCATGGGTGGGTTACGTGCAACTAAGATCATCAAGTCTGACTCACCTGCCAAGCCAGTCTTACTGCCTTCAATCATAGCCTGAGACAATACGATCTTGCCTTCTGCTTCAGCACTCAACTGTGTGCAATACACAACTAAGCAGCCATAGATCTTACCGATGTTACGGGCATAGACTGCATTAGCTTTCAGTGTCTCATGGTTATTAGTTGAAGCACCTTCCTCTGAGAACTTACTGCCGATGTCAAGCACAACAATGTCAGGCTTATGTTTCTTGATGACTGACTCAGCCCACTTCATTGTCTTGCCTGTTGCATCTACAAACTTTAAGTTATCCTTGATAGGATCATAGGATCTGTGTGCAGTGATCTTGTCAGACACGATCTGCTGTATCGTCATGCCCGTACAAGCAGTCATGTAGCGAGATGCTACACGCTCCGGCTTCTCTTCATTACACAGCACAAGTATCTTTGCACCTTGGTATGCCCAGCCATTAGGACCTGCACATAAGGTGGAGTGGAAGCTTGACTTACCTACGTTACTACGTGCACCGATAACAAATAACATTCCATTGTCTAAGCCATTGACTGAGTGATGTAGTGATGGAATATTAAACTGCCACTTGGTATTGTTTGCTGCACTCTCAATCAAGTTCTCAATGCTATTGTCTACATACTTGATACGAATGCTTGGTGTGAAATCATCTTGGTACATATCAAGGATATGTCTCAGTGGCTCCATCGTAGTCTGGTCACCATTGACATACTGGAATCCAAGGTTAGCTACCTCCTCACCCACTACCTGCCGGAACATGTTGCTCAATACTTCTGTTGCAACATCAGCACCCATGATGTCTTCCTTACGAATCTTATTGAACTGCAATTCGTATGATTGTTTTTGTGCTGTAGTAAGTGTGGGATTTGCTGCAAAGAATAGTGCTTGTACTTCGTCTACTGTTAAATTTCTTTGGTACTGTTCCATCGCTGTATCGATGGTTGATTTGATCTTACGTGTATCTTTACTGAACAACTTATCTGGACAACGGTTACCTCTGGTCTCATCGTAGAAGTCTTTGTCCATCAAACTTCTAATCAAGGTTAATTCCATACTAACTCCTCATTCTATTTTTCAACTGGGCTATATCCTCTGGGACACGGTACTTTAAATCATCCAGCAAATTCATGGCTACTGCTTCGATTCCAATAGCCTTTAGTTCACGGGTATATACAAGTGTCTTACTCATTGCGTCTGGATCTAATGCTACCACAACCTTCTTATACTTGGCAAGCAATCGTTTGTGTTCCTCGAGTAACGCTGTACCCAGTAGGGCAAAGCCTGTGCCACCTAAAGTATCTACAACTGCAGCACTAATGCAATCCTCTACTACGACAGCTACATCCATGTCACCTACCACATACGCTGTACGTGCTACACCGTAGCGTTTCCACTTAGGTGTGATGCCATGGTGTATGCCTCTACCTACTCCGTCTACTAACTTGCCACCCTCACGTACAGGAAATACCACACGCTCTTCTCGGATGTCGTATCGTAAGTCAAGCCAGTGCGGATCTAACTGCCAGCGATGGCACAAGTCTTTCAATCCCTTGCGTTCATAGTCAACAATGATCCAGTCAGGAAACTCAAAGTCGATAGGTAAATCTGTATGTACATAACTCACATGCATTAACCTCATTAAATCTGCAGCAGGTATAAATGTTTTGATAGCCCCTGCCACATTGCAACCATTGGAGTAACAGTTCCACATCACGGTACCCATATCATTGATGGCAGTGAAGGTGTTCTTACGCTGGCATACTGGGCAGTTCCCCCTGTGTACTCGACCTAGGGATAGTTCTAATCCTTCTACGTATGCACGGATGTTCATTACTTACTCCCTTTCTGTGCACCCGATAACTTACGCATCTTAGCTAACACCTCAGCTAAGGGTTCTATCATCATGCACCTGCAGCTACTGATTGTTATAGGTGCAAACACTCTGCCACTATCAGACTCTTCCCGTATGTCAAGGAAGTCTTGAAAGAAACTACGCACTGCAGCTTTAAGTTCTTCGTGCTCACTCATTTCTATTTCCTTATCTGTACTAGTAGAGGACCGAGGCGATAGCTTAGGTAGCTGTCTCCTCCATTAAACTTCCATTCACCCCAGTGGAATACACCACCCTTGTGCCAGTGGGTTATGTGTAGTTTTACTTTCATTGCTTATCCTTTTTACTTAACGAATCTATGAGATCCTCAAACTCAATGCCATGTATCTCACAATACATACGCACTTTAGACATGGCACTAACCTGTAGTTCATACACCCTACTCGTAGACATTCCAAGTGCTTTACCTATCTCGGGCAAGCTCATCTCATACTCATCTGATTTAAACCCTGCTACTTGCATTGTGTATCCTTATACTGTATCACTGGCGGTGTTAAAGCGAAGCGTAGCAGCTTTCCTTGCACTTGTCAATGTATTTTTCATGTAGGGTTTTACTGACTGTGGATTGGCATGACCTGTGATACTCATGATCTGAGGGAGGGAGACCCCTGCTTCAACCATCTCCATGGTGCCAGTCCTACGCATGTCCATAATCTGTAACTCATCAGGTAACCCAGCAGCCTTGATGATTTCCCTAGCTACATACGACAATGCGTACTTATCGTAAGGTCTGCTAATGATCCTACGTTCCATACACCTAGGTGCCACATAAGACTGGAAGTCTACGTCTGTCTTCTGCTGCATCAACATCTCATGCAGTTCATCTGTAGTAGGTAACTCTACCTTAGCCCTACGCTTAGACTGTTCTAGGTACAGAACCCTAGTCTCAGGGTCATACATATCCCATGTTAGGTTAGCCATGTCACCTAGTCTCTGACACCACTCGTATGCCATCTGAACTATAAGCCCTACGCTACGCCACTTAAAACGGCTGTAGGCGGTGTCTAAGAACAAGTTGATATGCTCCCTTGTCCATACCACTTTGCGTGGCTTAGCGGAGCGTTTAGATACCTTGCTGAAGGGATTTAGATCTGTGTACCCTAGCTGTATTCCAAAGTTGTACAGTTTACTAGCCACAGCGTGGGTGTGGTTAGCAAATGAAACACCCCTCTCAGCCCAGATGTTGTAAGCAACTTGGGCTAAGGGAGTATTCATAGATTGGAGATACATCTTGGATATTGATCTGTCACGTACAACAGTAGCCAGCAATGTGTTAAGGCAGTACTTGTAATCCTTCTTAGCTGAATCAGATAAGGAACGGTAGTCTAGTGATGCGTAATACTCAGTCATCAACTCCTGTATCTTTATCTTTTTCATTTGCTGTTCCTTCCTGTAGGGTGTATGCATTCCAATAGTTAACGTAAGTACGATAGGCTTCAGGTGCCATGTGATACTGCAGCAATTCATTCAGTGCCTCTTGCCTACGGATTACATCTTCGATGGGGTCATACCACTGACGGGTAGGACACAGCAATGTCTTGACACATTCTTCGTAGGTATCTTTTAGACTGGCTACTACCAGTTCATCTACCTGATCACCATCTAAACTTAATGTAAATTTATAATCCATTTTAAATACTCCGTTGTCTGTAGCCTTGAATGAAGGCAATTAAAAAGTTAAGTACTAACACGATGCCATACGCAGCCCACCACATTGGACCAGCACCGAACTGGTACAGCAGGAATGCTCCGATCAAAACGTACATACTAGATCTTGTTGTTGATGCGTACAAGTTCTTCAATGTCACGGGCAAAGTCAAAGATGTCCTGACCCTTACGGCAGGATTCAATCTGATCATCCGTCAGTGCTACGTAGCTAGGCGGTGGTGTGTATGTAATCTCATTGGGTGCATCCATACTAGGCAGTGGTGCCTGTATCGTTACGGACTTAGTCTTGAGTTTCTTTTGCTTACTAAACGAGGGTATATTTAATTCATCAGCCATGTTATTACTCCTATAAAATATAATGTAACTGCAACACCCTCAACCAAAGTTAAAGGTGCATCTCTTTGTGCCCACCCAGCCCATGTCCATAGCCCACTACCAATCAGGCTTAAGAATATGTTGAGTGGGTATACGTTGAAGCTGGTTAAAGCTATGCCAGCCAAACACAGGATAGTACCTGCCCATTTAATTGCCTTCACTAAAGTATTCCTTCGGAGGTCTGTCATCCCCTTCTTTGTATGCCTTGCTGTATAGCATGAGCATACGCAGGTTACACATAGCATGTGCTAAGTGATGGTGCCCAGACTCTTGATCCAAGTCCTCCCCCTCTTGCCATGCAGCTATGTGCCTTAGTGCACAGCCCAGTGGTACTGACCAAGGCATACCCTTCATCCAGTTAAATGCCTTGTACTTCTTGGTACCGTACATCCATACCCTTGCTTCTTCCTCCAATGTACTCAGAGGGATAAGGCTTAAGTCTGCCTTGCCACTGATGTACCTAGCACCAGTACCCTTGGCATCACTGTTAATATCTCCAACATTACTTGACATCGATCACTCCTTGTTGTCTTACCCTCCATGGGTAGTTCTTCTCAATCCAAAAGCATCTGTAGATACCGTCTCGTACAGACAACCACGCTGTGTAATCTGAATACTTGCCTGTCGCATCGTAACAACTGTCATGCTTGTACTCAGACTGACCAGCCATGTACCCTAGGAATACACCTAAGATAAACACAGCCAGTACAAACACCTGCTTAAGTAGCCTTAACATTTTTCTTACGCACTCGTTTTGTTTTAGCCGTCTCATCGGGTTGTCGGATAGGGTTTTGTTTAGCGTACTGGGTAAGGATGTCAATGACTGCATGCTGTACTAAGTACTTCAATCCTTCGTCATCAAAGTCAATGTTGACATTCGTACTGCCATCCTTGTTGGTTGACACTTCCTCTATACGTATGTTCATTTCTTTTTACTCACCTTCTTTTTCTTAGGGGTTTGCTTGATTGCATCTTTGAATACCTTGAGTGTAGGTAAGGAATCTTTTGCACGTTGTTCCATTACCTCTTCAAAGGTACCGTACCCATCGATGCATTCACGCTGTCTGTGTGCATTCCACAATGCATCCATTCGCAGCTTGAGTACGCACTTGATACCCTCAAGGTAGTTCCACATCTCATCCTCACTGATGTGATCGGGTCTGTCTATGTATCGCTCGATGAGTGCATCAATGTCCTCGACTGTATTCTCTACGTGTTGGATTGCATCCTCGACATCCATGCGATCCTTTGTAGATATATATTTTTTACTGGCTATAGCAGTAATTGCATCCCATTCTTCTTGTAACGAACTTATTTTCTTAGTCATAATTTATATACCTTAGTCCATGCTGCAAAGTGTACGACCTGCCCAGCTTGATTCTTACAGTAGCTGTACATGCCATCGATGTGATCAAATAAATACTCTAAGTCAAAGTTAGGGTCCTCGTGTGCAGGCGGTACTCGTACCTCTTCACCTGCTTCTTCCTCAGGTGCAAGCTTGAACTTGTCACCCTTACGTAACTCAAACAGGTTACACATGTCTGCTAGATCATGTTCATTAATCATTCGTAACTCCTTGATTTAATTAAAGAAAGTGTACTACACCCAAACATCTGAGTGCAGTACAGGTTGCCTATTATTTAAGCATACTCAACTTGAGGTGCAATCATGTGCTGGAAGTCAGCACCTTGAATGACAGACTCGATGTCCTGCTCGATACGAATACGCTTACGCTCTACCTCAGTGCCATCACGCTGGGCTTCAACGTGAGTACTGATGTGTGTCAGTGTGTTGTAGACCTGATACGCAGTACCATTCATGGTGTTGTAGCTATCGTAGATACCGATGATACGCTCAAGCCATTTGTTATTGATCTTGGCACCAGTCTTCGTCATGTATGTAGCTACGTTCTTACGGAAGAACTCGATAGCCATATCACGATTCACCTTCACACCTTGCATACGGTACATCACTTCTGCATCACGCTCTAACTTCTCAGGGAACTGGGAAGCTACCTTGCCAATCACCTCTGGGTCATAGAATGTGGTGTGCTTCTGTGAGATACCAACACGCTCACGGGGTGCAATCATACCGTTCAAGCAAGCAAGGCGGTAGATCATGGCACTGATCTGCATCTTGACTGACTGATCGTGTGAGTCACGGACATGCATCACCATCTTCGCTGGCTCACCTAGCTTCTTCTCGAAGTTGTACTGCTTGAGGATGATCTGAGCAGAGAATGCTGCACCGTTATTCATGGATGAGAACTTGACATCCACATTGCTGGTGTCCAGCTTAGCTAGGCTCAAGCCAGTACGCATGTTGTCCCATACGGTACGGAAGTTGACTGGGTTATGCACTGACTTGCCATCACCGATCACCGTATCTGTGAGGGGGTTGACTGTCCAGAACTTGTTAGGGATTGCAATGCCATTACGCATCTGTGGCTCACGCACTGGGTCAAAGTCCAAGTGTGCTGGCAATGCTGGGATACCGTTGTTTGATGTAACTAACATATTTATTTCCTTATAAAATGTGTGATTGAAATTGAACTGTGAAACTAAATTGCACTGCTAGTATCAGACCTACCGTAACTACCTGTCAATAGGGGTAAACCCTTAGAGTAGATCGTCTGCTTCCATCTAATTGAATACACAGGTAAATGTGTACCTACAACTGTTACATTCTGTGTGTCTGCTACATACTGCAAGAACTGGTGAGGTGTACCACCCCGTGACTCAAATGCCAGCCACAAACTATCCCCTTCGTACTTAGCTACAGGACATTCCCTGACTGACCATCGACTGATGGTATGTGTAGGGCAATCAGCCTGTGCCTTGTATCCTAGATCAGTGAATGGTGTCGTACCTTTGAATGCCTTGTACACTGTGCCATACTGAACTGGTGTACCTACAAACTTGACATTCGTATGTACCCAGTCGTGCTCCTTCACATCCACTGGGGCATCGAACTTGTTACGCTCTCGTGCCTTGGGATGATTGGGTACTACCACTTCGAGTGCTTCTAACATGTGATCCTTTCCGTGTGATTTTATCCAGTACTATCCGACTAATGATACGCAACTGCTCCCCATGAAACCATGCATCCAAGCCAGCAGTAGAAGCCCTTGCTGCCTTGAGTGTTGGGAAGATGTGATCCGTCTTCTTGGTCTGTATTACCCACAATACTTTCTTACTCATCGTCATCCTCCTATCATTTGGGTTACGGGTACATCACACTGCATTACTACATCACCACCTTGATCTACAACAAAGATGTGCAGAGTACCGTCTTCATCTTCCCTGACACCAATGTATCCACCTGTTGCTACTGTCCCACAATCGTTGTCAAGGATGCGATCAAAGTTGAGGTAGTGTGATCCTTCATTGTCATCATGAGTAATGCTTAGGTCTGCTCTCATGCTGCCTTCCCCTGTTGGTTAAGATCGAAACATGCTATGTCTGCACCACTAATATCCCTGATCCATCCACTGCCATGCCAGTACCCATTGAACTTCTCAAGTTCTATCCAGTTTTCACCCCAAAATACTTCGATGTGTTGCCATCCTTCGGCAATCAGGGTACGGACATGCTTCATTACCTGTGCCTTGCTAGGCTTACGACCATTGAAATGTATCTCTCTGCTCATATCACTCTCCCCTTATATCAATCTTATCCATGCATCTGCTCAAGATGAACTTGGATTTGTTAATGAACTGCCTAGCCTGATTGGTACTACCATGTGATAGCACTTCCTGTGCATCACTGAGTATGCTCATTGCCAGCATTAGATCCGCTACATCTTTGTTAAGTACACGAGCATAGTAGTTGTTGTCAAGCATGTCGTTTAACTCTGCTTCGGTACATCCAAACATCTCTACATCACTATTCGTAATCGTCATAGCAACCACTCCCCTATCATGTAACCTACATACATACAAACCTGTGCAATGAGTACCAAAACTCCTAACCCAGCCAGTGCCATATAAAAATACCGTGTGTTTTTTTCTTGTTGTATCCGATCATCTTGCATATCATTCGTCCCTTTCATAATACAAACACCATCATGTATACAGCCCCTATACAAGCAGCCAATGCCATACCTGTTAGCACTAGGCTGCATAACATTTCAAAGTTACTCATACTAGTACCCCTCATTCTCATGTAACCACGCACTAATGACTTCGTCAATGTCCTCTGTGTTCTCATCGATGACCCCTGCCTTTAGCAATCGGCTTGTGATGTTACATACATGCCATCGGCTCTCTGCCCTTGGCTTACTCTCAAGGATGTCACCGATCTGCCATGCTACTTCTGTTGCAACTTCAAGTGTTAAGTACTCGTTCATATTCCCTCCAGTTTAGTGACGAACATTCGACACTACAATTAGGACAAACCCTTAGACCATTGCAAACACACTTCGATCCTGATTTAAAAATACATCGGGTGAACTGTGCATTTCCATGTGGTCATTGTTCTTACGCACAAATGTGCTGTACTTGTATGGGTTGTAGGTAACGGGGATGAATGCAGGATAGGTGCTGGCACATTTCCACAATCCTGTGTCACCCATCTCACCTACAAAACTCAGGTTACCTATTACACCAGCATGTACATTCTTACGCTTCTCTCTAAGCACACGCTCCCTGCCAGCCTTGGACACCTTGAATGTGCAGTGAGTGAGGTTGATATTGTTGGCATGGCGTATGACCCTGCCCTTGTTCTCACCCTCGAGTGCCTTGACTGACCAGCAATCCCTGTGTAAATTCCAGTATACGAATACTCTCATTTTGTACCTCCAAATAATCTAACTAAGTCTTGCACCATACCTTCAATGGTATCGGCTATGTCTGTACCATAGTCATTCTCGTATGGTTCCCATGGGGTAACGCTATCCGTCTCTCCATCTGCATACTCATCACTACGCAGTACTCGGATGATGTCATCGTAGTCGTAGTCACAATCCCATTCGGATAGCACTTGACCCATGGCAAAATCCTGTGCCTTCTGTAATACAGTTCGTGTGTCTGTCATGCTACCTCCTCGATTCTTTCGATCTGCCAGTCTCCATCAACGGTTTTTCTAGGGGTATAGTCTCCCCCATCTATGTGATATGCAAGATCCCACGCTTCCTCCTTCGATTCTGCTTCTATGTCACAGTAGCATTCGACAACATATGAAGCGATAACTCTGTACTTTTTCATACACCCTCCTCTGATCTCACAAGATCGTAGATGATGTCAAGCAATTCCCCGTCTGACATATTGTCAGGATCGGGGGTAGTCTCGGGTTCGATTAGTTCCCGAATCATTTTGAGTAACTCTAGCTTAGTCATGCTACCCCCCGTTCAAGTAATACAAAAATATCTGCGTCAGGATCTTCACTGAGATACTCCATGTACTCTTTGATTAGTTCCTCATCGGTGTAATTACTATAGCCTTTGAACCCCTGATAAGCTATGACACCTAGCTTTTCCATGTTCATCTCAATGTCATCACACATCGACTGACATAATGCATCGATAATGCCTGATCGGGTTGTAGTTACATACTCGGTTGTCATGCTACCTCCTTACATATGCTACGCAGTGCTTGTTTGACACGATCAACTGCATCACTTGTGTACCCACCGATGTGCCACTCACGGATCAGGCTAGTGGGTGTACCCTCATCACCGCAATAATTCCTACCATTCTTCCAGTTATAAATCGTAGCTACTGTGCCATCTTCAAACTGCACACGCCATTCTGCATCTGACTTATAGTCATCAAAGCCATCCTTCATAGGCTCACCGAATGTACTTACAAGAGTGATGTAGCTGGTATCTGTGATACATCCTCGTAGACATGTGCCACTGCTACGGATTAGATCGTCTTGATTATGTGTAATATATTGCACAATTTTCTCCTTGGGTTTGGGTGTATAGACTGCTTGTTCCCTGTGCCTATTGAACTTGGACACAGGGTAGACGGGTGCTACTGGTGTGACTCTCACACTGCTTCCTCCCAATTTCTTTCTTCGTATTCGATTTCAATTTGAACCGATGTCATATTGTTGTAGCCAATGCCATCAGCTAAGATGTGGTACAGGTATTCTGTATCACCTTGGTACATTGCCGACTTGATAGTCAAAATGTCATCAGCAATTAGTTTTTCAATCATCTGTTCTGTAGTCATCATGGTTAAACCTCCAGTTTAAATTTGACTGCGGCAAACATCTTCCTACCCTCATGCATAAACACATTCAATGCGGCACGATCCCTGTTGGGTAGGTCTTCGTCATCCTGCATCTCCTTGAGTGTGAGTAGGATATCGGTAGTACCGATGTTGTCTCCGTATTCCTTGATGATCTCGATTGCATTAGTGATGTCCATTTTCTGTACCTTTCCTGTGTTGATCATGTAAATCTTTTCTTCTGCTTCATCCTTCGTGGTGAACATGAGGTTATCCCCCTGTGCATCCATGTATTCGTCATACCCATTGTCATCTTGGATGATCCAGTAATCTTCCGCTAATTCGACTGCTTTCCACATACATCCCCCTTACCAGCTTGAACAATAGTAAAAACTCCATGCCTTATCCATCTCAAGACAGCCATTCAGCCCATCGATGGTGTCCCGTAAGCCCTGAAAGTACCACTCATCTATCTCTGTGCTACCGAAAAAGAATCCGCATGTAGTGGGCAGATAATCCAGAGCATTGTCGGGGTCTGCCATTGCTTCTATGCATGCATCCCGTAGTTCCGTGAGTTGTTCTCGTGACACATAGTGTTCTCGGCATTCATCCTCCCCGTCTTGGACATTGTCAACAAACCACTTGTGAATGGCGTTAGCCTTACGCCAGTACATACCCTCCACCTCTACCCCTTTGACACGCTTACCCTTATTGCCTAGTGTAGGCATCTTATTGAGTGCATCAGCCAGTGCCTGTTCCTCAGGCTTATCTGAATTTTCCCAAATGTAACGCTTAGCAGTTAGATACATATCTAAACCCATGATTTTCTCCTTGAAAAATGTGTAATATATTGCACAAAATTGGGTAAAACAGCCCCGAAAGTGGGGCTTGACTAACATTACATATGCACTACGAATCCACTTGTATCCTTACGAGCAGGACCCTTGGCACGGAGACCCACAATCACACCCTTAGGATCATCGATACGAGCATCATGCAAGTCACCGTCAATTACCTTACGATTCATGAATGTGACTGGCAATTCCTTACCATGGAATACGACTGCCATATTCGTATCGCTAGAACCCTGTGCCAATTTGACTTGATTCACATAGGTGGATACACCAGAGTATGAGAATGTCAATGTGTAATTGCTAGGTGTCTTACCTAATCGTGATGCATGCTTGGTGTAGTCGTAGAACTCGATCTCGGGGAAAGCCTGTGGAATGCCCTTAAATGGCTTGCCATTACGAGTACAGGCTTGAAGCTCCCAAGATATATCCGAGAAGCAATTGAGCCTTACACGAGCCGTTTTACCCTGTCTCTGAGCCTTCCTGATAAGGGCTTCCAATTCACGAACTAATTGAGCCTTGAATTCAGTAGGATTGGACATCCAAAAATCAGTCTTCCGTTGACGGGACAATTGAACATTCGAGAAGACACCACGACCAGCATTCTTAAGGCATGGGGTCATACACTGGGCAGCTTTACTGCCAGCACAGATGACATTGTTAGGCATCATGCTCATCTCGGCATACAGATGATTGCCACCTACAAGGGCATTCGTCTTCTCGATCTTGGCATTAGCGACAGTGGATAGTAAGGTGATTGGTGACATATAAACCTCCGATGGTTAGTGACGAACATTCGACAGTAGAATTCGACTGCTTGGCTTCCATTGTCGTAGCTACAATTTTCCCTGTAAATAGGGACTTTCCCTTAGTACTATGTACTAGTCCCACGATTTCTTGTCCCCGAACTTTTCATTGTGTGCATATCCATCTAGGTACTCCTTCACCTCAGCATCGGTTAGGTCTGTGACGGGATCACAGTTATACGAACCCTCGGGATACCAGTGAGGGGCTTCGGGTCTACTATAGTAGCTATCAGCACGACCCCGATCAAATAAACTGCCATGCCGTTTACGGTTAAATTGTGGTGCATTTTCCATGGTTAATCTCCGATTATTTTTTGTAAAAGAACACTGTGCCAGCATCGTAGAACTCGGCATACAATCCCATGTTCTCGAGGACATGAGCAAGCTTAGGGTGAACACCGAAGGTGCTGTCATATCCGTAGTAGTCGAAGGCTTCCCATTGCCCTTCGTCACCGATTGAGCTACCTTCACCTGTCCAGATAGTACCTACATGATCGGGACTGAATTCGCCACCGTCTTTGAACCATACCTTAGGGAACTTACGAGCTAAACGCTCCATCTTTTTTTCCATGTTTACATCCTCCAAGTTAGTGCCGAACATTCGACAGTAGAATTGTGTTGCTTGGCTTACAGTTTCGGGGCATAGAAATACCCTTGTAAATAGGGATTTTCCCTAATACTTTGTATTACCCTATTTTTACAGGTAAAAGACTGTGCCATGAACCCTGTGCCTTCGATATGAGACACATACATACATCATGGCGTGACATACACATACATGTCACACACTACATGGCACAGGGCATAGCACACTACATAGCAAGGTGATGCAAATGCATGACCTGCTAACGCCAAAAGGGAGCCTAAGCTCCCCTTGGTGGGTACTGCAGGATAAACCGTAGGTTTTAGATAGCTGATTCGGCTAGGATTAGCGTAGCTATTTCAGCAAGTGACACACCTTTTAGCTTCGCTAATGTAATCACGGCAACTGCTATGCTTTCAGCATCATTGCCTGACAATTTTACTGACGAAGATTCGACACTAGAACTAGCTTCGCTAGAGTCTTGATCTGACTCAGTAGCTTCGCTAACAGTAGCTTCGCTATCGGTAGATTTTGCTTCTTTACGTAGTAACTGACGAAGATAACTAGCTGAACAAGAGTTAATATCTAACTCTTTCATTTTGCTCTGAATTGCTACCCAATTTTCAGAAAGCCACATAGCATCACTACGGTCTTGACGGCTCATGTTTTTAAGAGCCGTAGACTTTACTGCTTGACCAAACTCTTTGTCAGACTTGCCAATTACGGAACGAAGTTCCTGTAAAACCTTGCCGATTTCACACAGCTTTTCAAGCTGATTACGCTTTTGTTTCACTAAACTAGTGTAAACACTAGCTGAATGTTCAATAGCATCGCCAAGGGTAAAACCCTTAGTTGAGCCAAATTGTCGAGACATAATCTCGCTGAATTCGTTACGATACTTCGTATCCTTCGCTAATTCTGCATTTG